TCCTTGTATTGAATTTTATAATAAACAAAAACAATATGAAACTTGTTTAATATTTACTGATGGTCATGCAGAAGTTCCTGAAATTAAAACAAATAAAACTTTATTATGGGTAATTAGTAGTAATGGATCAGAAGAAGTAATTAAAGGGTGTGGAAAATGGATTAAAATTCCAAAAGAAAATTAATGTATTCATTAGGTTATAAAAATAATAAAGAAACTGTATTTCAGTATAAATTAGACAATGATGATAGAGTAAGTCATATTTCCTATCTTAATATTAATTTTTCTAAAGAGGAACAAAATTTTATTGATGATTTGATGAAATCTGAAGATCTTGATAATTTTTTAATTGCTAAAGCTATAATTGATAATAAAAATGAAAATGGATGAAAAAGAATTAACAAAGGAAGTTTTATTTAAAAAATTTAATCTTGAGTCTGACTGTAATTTTAGAACCGCTGTTAATTTAGTTTTATCTGAATATAAAAATTATTCATTTAAAAATGATAATGTAGATCAAATAATATCAACAGTTATGGATTTATTAGTAAATTCTGAATCAAAAAATGATCAAGATTTAATAATAGCTGCTCATATATTAAATAGTTTAGAATTAGAAAAATGAAAGAAATACAAAGATTAACTAAGCAAGAGAAAATTGAACTTCTTTCTATGTTTAGTAGTGATAGAGATGCTTATCTTTTAGCTAAAACTATGTGTTTAAAATATTTAGAAATTTATCCATCAGAAAAGAAGTTTAAAACTCATGTTTATAATCAAATAAAAGATTATAAGTATGGAAATTCAATTAATAAAACTAGGTATTTTAAAACTTTACAAGATTTGAATTTAGAACCTGAAGATAATGGTAAAGGAGAAATATAAATTAGAAGATTTTGATGATTTTATATTTTCTAAAGATGGGACCATTAGAGATATGGGTTGGATTATGGCAATAAATTCAATTGATTTAAAGAACATGCCTATTAATGATTTAATTGAATTAGATATTATTATGAGAGAGATTTATCGTCATTGGGATAATTTAGGGAATAGATTTTTACAAAAGATTAATAAAGCAATTCAAAGACATAGATTATCAAGGGTTGCTTATGAAAATAAAAGATATTATATTAGTAGAGATGAAGATTTTCTTAAATATAAAAAAGAACGTAGATTAAAAACTAAATATTAAAATAATTATGAGTGTAATTAAACAAACAACATATAAACCTACAGAAACATATAATTTATTAAAACAATTAATAGATTCAAATGATAAAATAATTAATAAAGGTGGAATTCCAATTTCAATGTCTGTAGTTGGACCTCATGGAATTGGAAAAACTACAGTTATTAGAGAATTAGCTGAAGAATTAGGTAGAGATTTTTTTAAATTAAATTTATCACAAATTACAGAACCATCTGAATTAGTTGGATTTTATACTAAAGAATATGAAATGGCTAAAAGTGGTACTGATAGTATATGGTGTACTGAAAATATGATTCCTGAATATAGTAAATTAGGTTATCAAAGAACTACATTAAGTAAAACATCTGCTTGTCCTCCAGATTGGGTTGTTAATTTGAAAGAAAATGGAATATTGTGTTTAGATGATTTTAGTAGAGGTAATCAATTACTAATGCAATCAGTTATGGAAATCTGTAATGAGGGAACTATGATTGGTTGGGATTTAAAAGATAAAAAGATTCAAGTTATATTGTCTGAAAATCCAGATGATGGAGAATATAATGTTCAAACAGTTGATGCAGCTCATGCTTCTAGGATGGTTAAAGTAAATATGGTATGGGATGCTAAGGATTGGGCTGAAAGGGCTGAAAAAATTGGTTTAGATGAACGTTTAATTAATTTTGTATTATGGGCTCCTGAACTATTAGAAAATAAAAAAGCTGAAGGAATTAGTGCAAGTGGAAATGTTAGTCCCAGAATGATGGATAAGTTTTTTAGTTTAGTGAGTACAATTGATGATTTTGATAAACATTTAGATATAATATCTACTTATGGAGATATATCAGTAGGTAAAGATTTAACTAGTCAATTAATTAATTTTGTTAATAAGAAATTAGATAAACTTCCAAGTGTTGAGAAACTAATTAAAGAATATGATGAAAAAACAGCTAAATCTCAATTAACACAATGTTGTGGAGATAGTGAGAAAGATAGTAGCAATTGGAAAGCGGCTACAGCAGCTATATTAACTACACGTATGTATAATTATATGAGATTTAATCAAAAAACTGTAAGTAAAGATAATATTAAACAATATTTAGCTTTAATTTTACATCCAAGTTTTAGTGTAGATCAAAAATATTTAATGGTTAAGCAGACTGTAGGAATTAATAATACATTTTCTCAATTATTAGCTGGAAATCCTGAATTTATTAAATATATGGTAAAATAATGAGAATAGTAATAAGTGGAAATAATAAATTTATAGATCAAGATTTATTCGATTATATTAATCAGATTTGGGTAACATATGATATTGAAATAGACAATGATAGTTGTATTTATTTTACAAAAAATACCACAGTTAATCGTTTAATAACTGATTATTGTGGAAAGAAAATATCAAGAGTAATAAAGAAAGAAAAAGCTGATTATGTAATTATTAATAAGTTTAATTTATCAAATTATCCTCAATATTTTGATGGAACAAATATAGTTGATGATGATACTAAAGAAGTTGTATATGGAATTTATAATGAATCATGTGAAATTCAAGATACAATTGATTTAATATTAGATTTTATAGATAGAAAACAAGAAGTTAAATATGTTAATCAAAACAAACTTAATGATAGTCTAAATAATGGTTATATAATTGATATTGAGAGTTATTCTACATTAAAAGAGTTAATTGATAGTAGTCATAGTGATAATCATCAATTAGCTATTAATATGATAATTGGAAGTGATTTAAAGAATAATTGGGAGTGGATATTATATTTATATCATAATAAAGGAGCTCAGGTTACTTCTTATGATAAAAAAAATATTATAAGAAATTATTTTGATACACTTAATTTAGGTTTTGGATTACATGATTTATTACCAAGAATAGATAGTTCTTTAGCTGTTGTGACTAATCCTCAAGTTAAAGATAGATTTACTTATATGGTAAAATCTCAATTTCAAAATAAGATTAATGAATATTTCAAAACTTTAGGTACTCAAAAATTCAAACTTAATGATTTTAAGATAGAATACGATGCAAATAAACAATAAACCTATTCATTTAGAAGTTAAATATAATGAGAATTATTATAATAAACAAGAATTTAATGATTTCTTTGAAAATAATAATATAAAATATATTTCTGAAGATATTAAAGGAAAATCTTTATATTTAATTAATAATACAGTTTCTCAGACTAAATTAAGAGATAGTGGATTTATTATAAAAAGAGATGTATCTAAGGCTGATGTTATTGTTATTTCTGATTATTATAAATTGAAATCAAATTTTTCTTATTTAACTAAAAGTGAAGTTGCAATTCATACTAGATATAATATTGAACACTTCTTTAATACTTATAATCAATATAATAGTTATATTTTAGATACTGAATTATATAAATATCTTTATAAATATGATGGTAATCAAGAATTATTTATTCAATGTAATGATTTATTGAAATCTAAACAAGAAGATAATATTAGAATAGCAATGGAATTTATGTCTAATGCTAATTGGGAAACTAATGAAATATATTTACAAGAATTATTTAATTTATATTGGTTTGATTGTATTAGACGTAATAATTATAAAGATAGTATTTCTTTTAAAGGATTTCTTAATTCTTTAAGTTTTCCTTATATGAGTTTACGTTTAAATGAAGCAAATGATTATAGAGAATTATGTACTAAACAGGAACATCATGAATGGTTATATAATAAATATATTGAAGAATTTCAAGAAGAATTAGATTTTTTATTTGTGAAACATAAAATTAAATTAGATAAAATAGAATTTTCAATTGATAAAACTATATTTTAATGAAAACATTATATAAGCGTGATAGTCGTGGAAAGATTAGAATATGGCAAATTTATACTCAAGGAGCTTTATTAATTCAAGAAAGTGGATTAGAAGATGGTAAATTAGTTAAACATCAAAAGTTTTGTACTCCTAAGAATATTGGTAAATCTAATGGTACAGATTGTAATCAACAAGCTTTATTAGAAATGGATTCTTTGATTAAACAAAAACTTGATGAAGGTTATTTTGAAACTAAAGAATTAGCTGAAAGTGAAAAAGTAATTCTTCCTATGTTAGCTAAATCATATGATGATGAAAAGCATAAAATAGATTGGTCTAAAAATGTATTTATTCAGCCTAAATTAGATGGAATGAGATGTTTGGCTCATTGTAAATCTAATGGAGATGTAGAATTAGTTTCTAGAGATGGTAAAATTATTGATAGAGATATAATGTTTCATATAATTAAAGATTTATCTAATATTAAGCAAGATATTATTTTGGATGGTGAATTATATGCTCATGGATTAAGCTTTCAAGAAAATATGAAACTAATTAAAAAATATAGAAAGGGAGAAACTGAATTAATTAAATATCATATCTATGATGTTGTTTTAAATGAGCCTTTTGATCATAGAGCTTCTATTATATATACAATTTCTCAAAGATTGAAATCTATTAATATTGAGTATGTTGAATCTATTGGAATGAATGATGAAAAAATGTTAATTGATTTTCATAGTGAAAATATATCTGAAGGATATGAAGGATCAATTATTAGACATGGTGATGAAGGTTATAAAATGAATGGTAGAAGTTCTAATTTATTAAAGTATAAAGACTTTAAAGATATGGATTTATCAATTTTAGATATAACTCCTAATGAAGCTAATCCTTTACATGGAACTCCTTGGTTTAAATTAAATGATAAACTGTTTAAAGCTGGGTGTAAACTAAGTCATGAAGATAGGGAGGATTTATTAACTAATAAAGATGAGTATATTGGTAAAATAGCAACTATTAGGTATTTTGAATTAACAGATGAAGGTTTATTACGCTTTCCTGTAATGGTTGGAATTAGAAATGATTTAAATTAATAAATATGTTAGAAAGAGATTTAAATCCTCCAGAATTTTATTATAAACCTGATAGAAGTGGTTATTGTGATAAATGTTGTGAATTTGATGAATTAAAAGAAGTAGAAAGAGATTATTGGTTATGTTTTGAATGTAGAGAAGAAGCATGGTTAAATTTACATAATAAAAGTAATAAAGAAGAATAAATATGACAGAAGACGGTAAAGAAGATATATCTTGGATGGCTACTCAGTTAATTAATGATAGAGATATGTCTAAAATTGAAGAACCTAAAGAATTAACAAGAAGTTTTGGTGGTAAAATTGATGGTTTTATTTCTTCTTTAGAAGAAGCCCATGAAAAAAGACATTTGAAAGCTTATTTAAAAGGAAAGAAGTATTTTAGACATGGATTTTATGAGAATAAAAAGCCTAGATATTATGATGTAATAGAAAATTGGAAGTAAACTAAACTAAATTTAAATTTATGATTATTGAAGAACCAGAAGAATTACAAATGTATATTGATTTTATGATGAAAAGTAAAATATATGATAATATTCATGATTTAATTGATGATTTAAAATATGAGTTTGATATAAATTTAAATGAACAACAAATTGAAAATATAAATGAAAGCGAAGAAAAAACCAGTAATAATTGATTATTATATAATTAATACAGAATCATCAGAGAATGGTACAAAATTAGTTGAATGGGTTAATTCATTTAATGATAATTTTCTTGATAATTTTGTATTAAATTATGATAGCAAGACAATAAGTGTAAAGACATTGGAAGGAACTTCATATAATGTAACAAATGATGATATAATTATAAGAGGTATAAAAGGTGAATATTATCCTTGTAAGAAAGATATATTTGAAGCAACTTATGATATATTATAATGATAAATGATGAAGATATTAAATCATTAATTCAAATAGCAGAATTACAACCACCAAATAAAATAGAAGTAATTCAGAGATATATTTTTGATTTAAAAGAAAAACAAGTAAATATTAATATTCCTAGAGATATGATTAACCAAATGTTAATGGAACAAGCTTATAATATAGCTAAGGAATATTATTTAGATAAATTTAAGGAGAATAATGCAAGTTAATATAGATAAATTATTAAAATTAAAGATTCCATTAGAAGCTTATTTTATTCTTTGGTGTATTTATAATGAAGAAGTAGATGCGTTAGCTAATTATATTAATAATAATAAATCTATTCCTATTAATATTTATGAATTATTATCTAATGATAATTGGTTAATTTTTACTGGAGAAACCAATGATTTAAATAATGTTGAATTAACAGATAAATTTGCTAAAGAATTTCTTGGAATAATTAATTATAATGGTACATTAACATTTGATGATGCTTTTCAACAACTAAGGGATCATTTTCCTATTAAAGCTGGTAATTCTGAAAGAAGATTACAAGGAAATCCTGAAAAATGTAAGAATTTATATAAATCTATTATTATTAAAAATGGTAGAATTGATGAAGCATTACATTCTTTAATATTACAATGTGTTAATTATGAAATTAATTTAAGAACTAAGGCTAAAAGTTTAGAATATTTTAAATTAATGACAACATGGTTAAACCAGAGAGAATGGGAATTATATAAATTAGAAGTTGAAGAGATTATTAGGAAAGATGGGTTTATTGATAAGAATGGAAGTGATGAATTAAGAGAAGATAGATTATGAGTATTATAGAAAGAGTAATAGAAGAGCTAAAGGAAAACAAACAGAAGAGATTAAAAGGTGAAGATATTTTAATACCTTGGTTAAATTTACCTAAACTCTCTACTGTTCTTCCTGGAGTACAAAAAGGTAGATATGTAATTATAACAGCAAACAGTAAAGTTGGGAAAACTCAAATTGCTGATTATCTATATTTATATGAACCTTTAAATTATATATTAAATAATAAAACTAATCTTAAATTAAAAATTTTTTATTTCAGCTTGGAAATCTCGAAAGAAGATAAATTATTACAAATGATTTCTAATAAAATATATAATGATAAGAAATATATTATCTCTATGGATAATTTAAAATCTTATTTTAAAGGATATGTTTTAGAGGATAGAGTTGAACAATTAATAGACAGTTATAAAGATTATTTTACTAGAGTGGAATCTATTGTTACAATAATAGATAACATAAGAAATCCACATGGTATATATAAAGAGGTTAGAAAATATGCTAGAGAAAATGGTAAGTTCTTTTTAAAAGATGGTACAGAAGTGGATCCAGTAGCTAACCCATTTTATGATTATTATGAACCAAATGATCCTCATGAGCAAGTTATAGTTATAACTGATAGTTTATCTTTATTACAACCTGAAAAAATTGATGGTAAACAACAAGAACTTTGGGATGCTATGTTTAAATTTAGTTCTGATTATAGTTTAAAAATGAGAGATAATTTTAAATATACAGTTGTTAATATTCAACAGCAAGCAGGAGATCAAGAAAAACAACAATTTACTTTTAAGGGAAGTACAATTATTGATAAATTAAGACCTAGTGCTGATGGTTTAGGTGATTGTAAATTAACTGGTAGGGATTGTGATTTGATGATTGGTTTATTTGCACCAGCTCGTTATAAAGTTAAAGAATATCAAGGATTTAATATAGAAAAATTAAAAGATAACTATAGAGAACTTTGTATTATTTTTAATAGAAGAGGTGGAGGAAATATTAATTTAGATTTATTTTTTCAAGGTGAGTGTAATTATTTTAGAGAGCTTGGAGATAGTGAATTTAGGGTATAAATAAGTTGTAAAATACAAATTTATTTTGTAACTTTACAATTATGAAACAAGCTGGAATATATCGAATAACTAATATAAATAATTCTAAAATTTATATAGGTTCTGCACAAAATCTCTCTAAAAGAAAGACACAACATTTTTCTAATTTAAAACATAATAGACACACAAATAAATATTTGCAAAATTCTTATAATAAACATAAGAGAGGAGTATTTATTTTTGAAGTTATACAATATGTCAAAAATATAGAAGATTTAATCTTTTATGAACAAAAATGGATTGATTTAACATATTGTTATGATCGTCGATTTGGTTATAATTTATGTGAAATTGCAGATAGACCTTTTATTGGAAGAACTATTAGTGAAGAACATAAAAGAAAATTGAAAGAATCAAATACTGGTGAAAATCATTATGCTTTTGGTGGTCATTTTACAGAAGAGCATAAAAACAGTTTAAAAGAGGCTAGAAAAAGTCAAATTATGACTAATAATAAACCTGTTTTACAATACGGCTTAGATAATATGTTTATTAAAGAGTGGAGAACTACTTTAGAACTTGGTAAGTTAGGATTTGATCCTTCTGGTATTAGTGCTTGTTGTAATAACAATAGAAGTAAAAGTCAAGGATTTAAGTGGAAATTTAAAATCAATAATGAAATTCCTTTAATTTTTAAAGATACTTTTGTAGGAAAACCTAGAACTTATGAAAATACTAGAAAGAAGACTATAATACAATTAGATTTAAATAATAATTTTATTAGAGAACATGAATCTATAACTAGTGCTGCCATTAATATTAATGGATTAGAAACTTCTATATCAAGATGTTTAAGGGGTATTAGAGCTTCATATAAAGAATTTAAATGGAAATATAAAATAATAGAAAAATTATAAATGGAAAAACAAATATATTATAATGAAACAATCTTTATTAATTCAGATATTCCAATAGAAGAACCTACAGAGGTTTATTTAACTTATGATTTACAAGAAGATGACATTCAATTGTCATTGGATTATAATTTAAATTTAAAACAATTGGAGAAATTTGCTAAAGATTTGTTAAAATTTGTAAATGAAATTAAAAAAGAAATAAAAGGATAAAATGGCATTTAAGAAAGAAAAAACATTAGTTAGTTTACAATCTCCTAATGAAATTCTAATTTATTCTAAACCTAAAATGGGTAAAACTGATTTAGTTAGTAGAATTGAGGATTGTGGAATTATAGAATTGGAAGGTGGAGCTAATTATGTTAATGGATATGTTCATAATGTTAATAATTTAAAGGAATTAGATGAATTATTAACTTGGCTTGAGAAAGAAAATCCATATAAATATCTTGCATTTGATACAATGACTAGATTAGAAGAATGGTGTGAGATTGAAGGTACATTAAATTATATGAATAGTAGTCAAGGTAAATCATTTAATAGAGTGCTACAAGAACATATTGATAGAGGATTAGCACCACAAGATAAATTAGGAGCTAAATTTCCTCCAGGAAAAGAAGGATTTGAATCTGTTCATAGTTTAGGTCAAGGTTATGGTTATAGATGGAGTAGAGAGTCTTATCAAAAATGGTTTCTTAGAATGAAAGCTCTAAAATGTAGAAAAATATTTTTAGCTCATATTAAGGATAAATTAATTGAAAGTAAAAATGGAGATCAGGTTGTTGGTAGAGATATTGATTTAACAGGCAAGCTCAAGTCAATAACAACTTCATTTGTAGACACAATTGCTTATTTGCATAGAGGATCTGATGGTAATACATATTTAAGTTTTAAAGCTGGAGAAGCTGTAGCTGAAGGTAGTAGAAGTAAACATCTTACTGGTCAGGATTTAATGATTGGAGAATGGAGTAATGAGAAAAAAGATTATTCAGAAACATTCTGGTCTAAAATATATATTGACTAATGCATTGTACTAATATGAAAGTAATTAATATTAATCTATTAGATTTTTTAAATGTTGTAACAAGTACTAGTAATGGTTATTTTATACAAGAATATCAGACAGGTATAAGATATAGAATAAGTCCTCAAACAAATTATGATTTAAGAAGAAAATATCAAGATTTAATGACTAATAATCTAATTTCTAATGGTAGAGTTTATATAGTGTCTATTTGTGTAGAAGATGATAGTAATATTAATGATAGAAATCAGATTAGTATGAGTTCTGATCCATTTAGAGAATTTGATAGAAGCCAATATGGTCCAATAAGTCCATATAAATTAGAGAGTCCAATTAAACAAGAAAATAAATTAAATAAAAAATTATTATTACTATGAGTGAATTATCAACAGAAGTTAAGAAAAAATATATAGACCTGATTAAGTTAGGTAAAGATGCTTTAGATGCAATTAAAGCTCCTTTTGAGGCTAGAAAAGCTGAAAAAGATTTAGAGAAAGAAGTAATTAATATTGAACAATCAATAGCTGAACAAGAATTAAAAATTCAAACAGCAAAGGGTGAAAAACCTTTTAATCTTAAATTAATTTTAGAAGCAATTGATACTAAAGATTTAAAAGAAAGAGAATTAAAATTAGCTAAGGAATTACAGAAAGAATTATTTTAACAATGGAACCTATAACTAAATACGTTTATCAAGATGGAGAATATAGTTTAAAATATTCTGATGGAGTGATTAAATATTTTGATATAAATGGTGAGTTTCTTGGAGATAATGAAAAAACAATAAATAAAAAGTTATTATTAGTGTAAATAAGATAATGATTTCTTATAAAGAAAAAGCAGAAACATTATATCAAAATTCTTTAGATAAATTAAGAAATAAAGCAATAGCAGCAGGAAAAGCAATGGATAATGCTATGAAGTTAGAATATTCTGTTGGTGGAACTACTAATTGTCACTTTATGATTGATAATTATTTGAAGTATTTTGATTATGAAAAAATTAAAAATTTAAAATAAAAATAAATAATATGAAACAAATATCAAAAACAGAATTTACAATAGATGTAACTTCAGGAAAAACTAGAAAAGAGTTAATGAAAAAATATGAATTATCATTAACAAATATTAAAGCAATAGCTAAAGAACTAAATTTAGAAATTAAAAGAGATTTTAAACCTAAATTTGTATTAGTAGATGATGTTCCTACAAATCAATTGAATATGGATAAAGAATTAGTTTTTGAAAATCTAAACTAATATAACAATAATTAGACCGTTTAATAAGTTTTATAGGGAATGTAAATCTGCGTAGAAATTTATTTTAAAATATAAAAATAAATATAAAAGAAGAGAAAATGGAATTAAATTTTAGTAGTGCAGTAGAAGTAAAAACAAATGAAAATATCCCAGCATTTTTAGCTCCTGGAAATCATATTGTTACAATAATAGAAGTTAAGAAAGGAGAAAGTGCTCAAAAGAAAACACCTTTTGTTGAAATAAGTGTTCAAGATAAGAATTTGGCTAAATGTTCTCATGTATATTATATTAGTGAAGGATCTATGCCTTATACAACAAGAGCAATTTTAACATTAATTGAAGCGGCTTTTGATTGTACAGAAGAAATAGCATTAACTAAAGTGACAGGTTTATCCACTGAAAATATTGATATGAAATTATCTTCATTATTGGTAGGTAAAGAAATTGCTATTAATATTGCAGGAGAAGAGATAATGCCAACAGAAGAAGATAAATCTAAATGGGTTAAATCTGTATTTGGAGGATTTACATTTGCAAGACCAGTTAAAGATTTAGGTAAATTATCAACTAAAGTTCATATTAAAGCAGCACCTTCAGTAGAAACAACTGTTGGAATTACAGTTAGTAAAGCTGGAGATGATCTACCTTGGTAGTCAATTGTAAAAACAATTAACATAAAATAAATTATTAGGTGCTCAAATGATCTAAATGAATGTATTTGAGTTAAAAGCAAATCATGACTGCTGCCTAATAATTTTTATAATATATAATAATATGACAACAAATGATATAATAGCTAAATATTCTTTTATATATTATGAAAATCAAGATGATAAATATAGGGATATGTTAATTGAATTTGCTAAAATTCATGTAATAAAGGCATTGGAAAAAGCCAGCTTAAAGATAAAATTAGATGCTCTTGAAACATATGGAACAGAAGTTCCTGATTGTTGGAGTGTTGATTCAATTTTAAATGCTTATGATTTAGATAATATAAAATAAATATGAAAATAAAAAATAAAGAATTTAATTTTTATAAAAGTGTATATGGAAATACTTTTTTCTCTTTTCTTCCTTTTATAAATATTTGTATTTATAAAGAATTTGCAGTATGTTCAACTGGTTGGCTTTTATTTTATTATAGTTTTTATATAGATTTAACAAAATAATATGGAATTAAATTTTGATAGTGCCTATTTAAATTCTATTACTAAGGAGGAAATACTATCAAAAATTTCAGAATATGATATATTTAGATATTATTGTCATAATTTTAAAGAATTAGAAGTAGCTTTTTGTTCTGAACTTAGAAAAGATAATAATCCCTCTTGTTATATTACAGCCAAATATAATAATCTAATTTATAAGGATTTTGGTAATGGAGAATCATATACTTGTTTTGATTATGTAGCTAAGAAGTTTAATTCTAATTATTTTGAAGCTCTTACTATTATTGGTAATGATTTTTCAATTAGAAAGAGTAATATTACATTAGAACCAAGAATTCTTCTTTCTAATGATGAATTTAAGGGTAAAATTAGTAATATTCCTAGAGAGAAATCTATAATTACAATTTTAGAACAACCATTTACAATTTTTGATTACAAATATTGGCAGCAATATGGAATTTCATTAGAAAAACTTGAAGAATTTGATGTATTTTCAGCTAAACAAGTGTATCTTATAAAAGGTAATAAAAGAATAACGTTTTCCTATAATAAGAATAATCCTTGTTTCGCATATAGATTTAATTCTGAAACAGGATATTCATATAAGATTTATTGGCCTTTATCAAAAGATAAGAAACATAAGTGGCTTTTCAGTGGTGGTTCCAGTTCAGATATAGAGGGTTATTCTCAGCTTCCATTAATTGGTAATATATTAATCCTAACAAAGTCATTAAAAGATGTAATTTGTTATAATATAATTGGTTATAATGCTATTTCACTTCAAGGTGAAGGAAATAAACTAGAACAATCATTAGTTGATAAATTATTAAAAAGATTTAATAAGATAATAATTAACTATGACAATGATGAGAGAGGAATAATTGAAACAAATAAGTTGGTAAATCAATATAAATTTGATTATTTTTATATTCCAAATGAGAAAGATATTTCAGACTACACTAAGAAATTTGGAATAGAAGAAACAAAAAAAATGATAGAAAATAAATTAAAATGAACAATAATAAATTACAAATAGCATTTTCTCCTACAACAGAAATGTGGAGTTTTCAAGTATTTAGAGATTTAATTAAAGAAATAGTATTAGATGTTGATGGTAGTGATATTTATATTATTACGAGTAATACAGATCAAGGTCTTATTAATGATATAGTAGTTGAAACAGGATTAAATACAGATAATATATTTATAGTTAATGATAATAGTGATGTAATTACTAAATTGGAAACTATGAATATATCAATATTTCTTACAGATGATAGTATATTAGAAAGAGAAGTAAATTTACAAAATCCAATAAGTTTATTAAAAAATAATGTATCTGGTACACAAGCAATTTTAATAAATAATATAATTGATGTTAATAAACTTCAATTTAAATATTTTACTTATTTAAAATTCTGGACAGATCAAATTAAAAAATATAAATAATGAAGAGATATAAATTACATTTTAGTTTAATTTTTAATAAATGTATAAACTTTATACCTAGTATTAATATAAATTTATTGGATTATGATAATGATTTTCAAGTAATTATTTCAATTCCAGAGTTTTCTTTTTGTTGGTTTGGTATTGAGTTTGAAATTAATATTGGTAATGAATATGAATGGAATAAATATTTAATACAAAAGAATGGTTTGGAAGATTAAAATAGTGAAACAAAAGAAAATTAAAGTTAAAAAAGAAAAGAAAATAGTTGAAAAACCATTTAATAATGGTACGATGACAACATCAAGTTTTTTTTCTTTCTTGAGGGCTGCATTGAGGGCCAAATCTAGATTTTGGTTGCCTGCTCAAGAATGTAGAAAAAATGCTAGAAGACCAAATCAGTCATCTAATAAACGTCTTAAATGGGAAGTACAGTGTGCTAAATGTGAAAATTGGTTTCCTGACAAAGAAATAAAATGTGATCATATTATTGGTGCTGGTAGTTTAAATTCATTTGAAGATTTACCAGAATTTTGTAAGAGATTATTTTGTGAAGTTGATGGTTATCAGATGTTGTGTGATCCTTGTCATAATATTAAAAGTCAAGAAGAAAGAAAACAATTAAAAGAAGCTAGAAATAATGTATAAAGTGCCAACGAGTGTATTAAAAGAAGCTCATTTAGTTTTAAAAATGTATACAAATTCATATCCTTCAGAATATTCAACTGGAATGAAGGATTTAGGTACATTTTTAACTAAAAGAAGGAAAAAAGCTGAAAAATTAATTAAATTATTAGAGGAAAATTATGAACTCAAATAAGATTGCTTTAATTGATTCAGATTCATTATTATACATAAATTTGTATAATAAAAAGGATACAATTCCTAAAACATTAGAAGAATGTAAAGCATCTTTAGATAATTATATATATAAAATAATATTTACTACAGAAGCTACACACTTTTTATTATTTCTAACTTTAGGTAAAAACTTTAGATATGAAATAAAATCTGATTATAAAGGAAATAGAAAAAGTGATAAACCTCTATATTTTGAAGAATGTAGAGAATATTTAATAGATAAATATCAAGCTATTTTTAATCATGATTTGGAAGCTGATGATTTATGTTTAATTTATAGTAATAATATACCATCTAGTTTTATTTGTGCTTGTGATAGTGATATATTAGAAGGATTAGAAGGAAGTCATTTCAATTATAAGAAATTTGAATGGATTATAACTTCTAAGGAACAAGCAAATTATAAATTCTGGTCTAGTATGATTACAGGAACTCATAATGGGATTTCTGGATTAAAAGGTAAAGGTGAAGTTTATGCTAAAAAGATTTTTTTAGGAACTGGTCTTACTTGGAAAATAACTCATGATAATGATTTGTGTAGAACTAGAACATTTAATGAATATATAGATTTTTATAAAGATGAATCTATAGCAATAGAAGAGTTTTATAGAAATTATAAATGTATTAAAATACTAGACAAATATGAAAATTTAGAAATTAAAGCTCCTATTGAATATAATAGAGCACAATATATTGATAATAATGTCAAAGAGGAGAATATTGAAGAGTGGTGATGATTATAAGAATAAGAGTAGATTATTCTTACTTCCAATGCTTGGAATTAAATTATTGCATATAAATAAAGAAAGAGAAATTGATTACTTAATTGATGTTAATTTCTTACAAATTGGATTTCCTCAAATAGTATTAATATTTGATAATTTTGATTATGAACCATTAAAAGAAGATATATATAGAATATCAAATATAAGTGAATATATTGATTGTGAATATAGTGATGATGATAAAGAAGTTGTATTATTTTTTGATGTTCCATTAAAGTTTAAAAAGGATTTTGAATTATTTGTTAAAGGAAAGTATTCAAAGTTTAGTGAGAATTATAAGAAAGTATTAATTGAAGAATATAAAAGTTATAGAAACACAGGATTAAATAAGTTTAATTTACCAAAAGTTTCTATATATGATGCTATTTATCCATTAGAAAGTACAAGGAGGATGATAGCAGATGAATTGGAACAAAATATAGAATTGATTGAAGAGGTGTTAGATGCACCAAATCTAGAAAAAGAAGAATTTAAATATATAGATGAACTATGACAAAACAAGATGCAATTGGTGTGACACTTAGAAAATTAGATTACATCTGGAATAAGAAATCTATGACATTTTGTAAAGCTGTTAAAGAGTTAATGGGAGGTAGTTTTGAAGATATGAGTGATGATGAACTTATACAAAAAATAAAAGATATAACAATAGATAAAGAAGCAAAATAATTTATGGAAATTAAATTAGAAGATTTTGAAAAACAAAGAAGTAATTTAAAAGCATTTGGTCTTAGATTACTTTCAAGATCTACTATTTTAAAAGATGTAGATTTATTAGTAGATGATTTAATTCAACAAACATATTTAGATTTTCATAGATATGGTGTAGATAAAATGAAAGATGAAGATCATTTTAAAATGTTTTTAAATTCATGTTTAAAGACAAATTATTATCAACTATTTGATATTACAAGAAAAAATGCTCAATATACAATGTTTAAAAAATCATTAGTTATTTTTGATGATGATAATGAGGAAGAAGAAATTCTTCCAGATCATTATAAATGTTATATAGAAAATGAATATTTTGATGAAATTGATGTTTTTAAGAAAGAATTAACTGAAAGAGAAACTTTGATATTAAATTATCTTTTAGAAGGATATTCTCAAAGGGAAATAGCAGAAAAAAGTAATTTATATATAAATATTATATTTAGAAATATTCAAAAAATTAAAGAAAAATATAAAAACTATGAAAATACAAGTAGTAAAATGTTCAGATGAAGATGCTTGGTATAAAGATTATGATTTTCCAATTAAAACTAGAGTTGATTCCCTTAATGGGGAATTAGCTAGAGATTTAAATAATGATTTATTTTATCATTCTAGTGATTGTATAAATGATGAAGAATTTATTGATGATAAACCAACTAAAGATAGTGTAGGAAAATTATTTTATGAAATAGACTGGGAATTTATAGAAGGAATGGCTAAAAGAATGGCATTGAATAAGAAAAATGGTAAATATGATGTGTTTGGATGGAGAGATAAAGGTGTTAATATTCCTGAAATGAATCAAGCTCTTATAAGACATTTAATTGCTATTCTTAAAGGTGAATTATCTGATGATACACAAGATTATTCTCATTATTATGCTTTGGCTTGTAATTCTATGTTAATAGTTAATGAATTAGAAAGAAATAGAAAGGATTTGATAAATAAAATCAGAAATATAAAATTTTAATAAAATGTCAAAAGAAAGAAAATTATTAATGCAAAAATTAGTTAAAGAAGAAGCAACTAATTTATTAAAATATGCTAAAAAGAAAGAATTAAATAATTTGAATTTTGAAAATTTAGATTCAAATGATAAGGAAAAATGTATTTATGGACAAATTACTGGTGATTGTTTTAATAATAGGGCTAGTACTTTAGTTGTTAAATGTGCTTCTAGAGTTTATGTATATGATGAAGAAAAAGAAGATATTCTAAAAAATAATAGAATTAATGGAAAGCCAAAATTAGAAGAAAGAAATAGATATTTTAGTCCAATAGAAGTTTTTATTTATAATAAAACTAATCAAAATAATGGAAATAATAAAATGTTAGTTGATTATTTAAAAGGAGAAAGAAAAACACTAAAATTTAAATAATGAAATTAACAAAAAAACAAAAATTAATTTATGATTGGTTAATTTCTAAACCTGGATATTTAAAGAAATCAGCAGATAAACTTTGTGAAATATCTGATTTATATGGATCTTTAAAAGATCATGAAATAGCTTTAAAAGAAGCTAGAAAAGATAATAAATTTAGTGATAAAGTAATAATAGATAATTTTAGTAAATCTAATGAATTAGTTATTTTAGATAATATTAAGAAATTTGGAATTGAATATCATCCAAAAGATGTAGCTTTTAAAACTAATGTGTCTAAACAAAGAAATCAATCAGGAACTTATTTTGTAAGTGGTTGTATTCATGCTCCTTGGCAAAATAAATTAATGTTTGATAGTGTATTAAATTTTCTTAAAAAAGAAGTTGACTTATATGGTATTATTTTAGCAGGTGATATAATTGATTTAAATTCTCTTAGTTCTCATGATAAAGGTAAAAAACCAATAAAAGGAGTAACTTTAGATTGGGAATATTCAGAAGCTAATAAGTTCTTAGATACTTTAGATGATTTAAATATTAAAGGAACTAAGGATTATATATATGGTAATCATGAGGATAGATATTTGAGATATATGAAAGATATTGATAATTCTAAATTGGGAAGTGCTTTGCAATCTCCAGAAATAGGTTTAAAACTTAGAGAAAGAGGTTATAATGTATATACTGATTGGAAAAATGATGCTATTAGTTTAGGTGTTCATTTAGATATTAATCATGGTGAATTTCTTAATGTGCATACAGCAAAGAAAACTATAGATACTTATAGAAAATCTAATTTATATTTTCATACACATAGGTATCAAGTTTATACAGAAGGTAAAGTTGGGGGATTTAATATGGGTTTTGGAGGTGATATAGATGCACCAATATTTGGATTTGCTACTAGAGCTATGAAATTAAGCTGGACTAATTCATGTACATTAGTTCATCTAGATAAAGATGGTATGTTTCATGTTCAACCGCTAGTTTATGTTAATAACCAATTAATTGTTAATGGTAAAAAATATTAATTTATGAATCAATAAAATTATGATTAAATTATTTAAAAATATGAAAACATTAAAACTAAGTGATGAAAAAGCACTTGAATTATATAAAAATGCAGATCAATCTTTTAAGTGTCTATTAGAAGAAAATTTTGGTAAAGATTTCTTTAAACCTAAATTAATTACAGATAAAGTTTTTGATATAGAAACTCTTTGTGAATATTTAAATATTGATGAAGATGAGTTATATATTTTTAAAAAGAATACAAAAGACAAACATGAAAGATATATAAATGCTTGTAATATTCTTTCTAAAATAGCTCAAGTTTATAATGAAGGTGTAATATTAGATTGGAAAAATAGTAATATTTATAAATATTTACCTTATTTAAGCTTTTCTGATTCTGATGGGGGGGTTGTTGAGTTCTGTACTTGGCGCTATTGTTTGTGTGGGTCTGTTGGTCTTTACTATAAAACTAATGAATTATCTAAATCTTCTTATAATAATTTTCAATCAATTTGGGAAGATTATTGGGGAATGAAAGCTAATTAATAATATTAAAGTTGGTACAATAATTTGCTTTTCTAATTCTAGTGAGAGAGTTGTTGAATTCAATAATTGGAACTATAATTTGAATGAGTCTATTAGTCTTCGCTTATTATATCATATTGTACAACTGTGGCTATAGCCAAAAAATAAATAAAACTTAAAACAGCTTTGGTAAATTATTGAAAAAGATGTTAATAATAAGTAAAAAAGAATAAAATAATTTTATGAAAAGAGAAGGTTATTTATTTAATAAAATATGTTCAATAGATAATCTTATATTAGCTGAAAAGAAAGCTAGAAGAGGAAAAAGTAAACAAAGTGGTGTAAAAGAATTTGATTTAGATAGTGAAAATAAATTAATTCATTTACACCATTTATTAGTTAATAAAGAATTTATAACTTCTGAATATAATATATTTAGTTTGTTTGAAAAGAAAGTAAGAATTATATCAGAATTACCTTATTATCCAGACAGAATTGTGCATCATGCAATTATTAATATTATTGGTGATATATTTATAAAGTCTTTTACTAAAGATACTTATAGTTGTTTAAAGAATAGAGGTATTCACAAATGTTTGAATAATCTTAATAAAGCTTTAAAAAATAGGGAAGAAACTAAGTATTGTTTGAAATTAGATATTAAAAAATATTTTCCTTTAATTAATCATGAGATTTTAAAAGATTTTATTAATAATAAAATTAAAGATGAAAATGTATTACAATTATTATATGGAATTATAGATTCAAATAAATTAGGAATTCCTTTAGGAAATTATACTAGTCAATTATTTGGAAATATTTATTCTAACAGTTTACTTCATTATTTAAAAGAAGAACTAAAAATTAAACATTTGTTTCTTTATTGTGATGATTTAGTTATTTTAGGGTCTAATAAAGATGAATTAAGAGTTATTTTAAATAAAATTAGAATTTATTTAGACATTAATTTAAAACTTAGTCTTTCTAATTATCAAATATTTCCTGTAAAATCTAGAGGAATTGATTTTCTAGGATATGTCAGTTATCATGATTGTATTTATTTAAGAAAAAGTATTAAAAATGATTATATTAAAATGATGAAGTATTATCCAAATAAAAAATCTAAAGCCAGTTATAATGGTTGGTTATTAGCTTGTAATAGTGTAAATTTAAGAAATAAATATGAAAAATGATAATATAATTGAAATGCTTGAATCAAATGATAAAGACTGTGTTTATTTGGCTGTTTCAATGATTAGAAATTATTCTACATTACTATCTGTTGAAACTAAAAAATCTTTAAATAAAGTTTCTTTATTTGATAGAATTAAAAATTATTCAGATGTTTGTAAAGATTTGGAGGAGGATGAATTAAAACTTTCTAATTTTAATTTTCTTTCAAAAGATTATAGAAAGAAAGCTTTTAATCAAGCTAAATTGCAACAAATACAAAAATTATTTAATGGTGATTGGAAATTAGATTGGTCAGATATAACTCAATATAAATGGTTTCCTTATTTTGAAATAAAGGTTTCTGGTGGTATTGGCTTTTATGTTTCTTATTTTCATACTTCTACTTTCGGTGATGCTCCTGCCTATTTTAAAGATGAAGAAACTTCAAATTTTGTAGGAAAATTATTTATAGATATTTATAAAGAATTAATGTAATATTAATAAGGTTGAATATTAAATTTAGTTTCTAGTAGTATTAGCTTTAATGATTCTAATTATCATAATTCTAATTTCAATGATGAACCTACCTCTTACTTAATAATCATAATATTAACCGTAGCTATTGCTAAAAAATTAAATAATTTAAAAACTATATTAGTACCTTTATTGTGGAAAGTTTGGTAATTAAAGTAATATTAAAACATTAGCTTCTAGGCCAGAAGATCGAAACTCTTGAAACGCTTAATTATTAAAACGTACCAGTTTATCATGGAAATTGATAGAACGTAAGTAATAATATTTCAACTAGAACGTTAGCTAGACTGTTTATGGTTATCAGTGAGTAAAACCATTTATAATTAAATAATAAATATAATGGCTAGATTTAATAGTAATATAGAGATTTGTAACAAACTTATAGATTTCTTTAATAAAGAAGAATGTAAAGACATTAGATTCTTTCAAGCTTTACAAATATTAAAATTACAAGATATTATTATACTTGAAGATATAAATCATTCTTATATAGAAGATAATTTTAATGAAGAATCATTAACAACATTAAAGAAAATAATAGAATATGAAAAAACAATTAATAGCAAATAGAATATTATGTTTATTGTGTGATGATTTAATTCAAAGTAAACATGGACATGATATGCAATGGTGTAATTGTCATTCTGTTGCTACTGATGGTGGATTGAATTATTTAAAAAGAAGTGGAGAATCATATAATTATATTGATGCTTCTATTTATTCTGATGACCATTTAATAATTAGAGAATATTTAATCTGGGGAGTTAATTATGATAAAAATATGAATAGATTACCTGATACAATATTTAAACCAATTATGGAGTTGGAATCAGATCATATTCAAGCAATATTAGCTACTCAAACTCATATTTCAGAATTATATAAAACTACTTTTGAAAAAGAATTAAAATATAGAAATGGAAAATAATGATTCAGTTTGCTTTATAGCAAAAATCAATAAAATATCTTCAATTGAAAATGCTGATAAAATAGAATTAGCTACATTAAATGGATGGACATCAATAGTTCAAAAGAATATACATAAAGAAGGAGATTTAGTTTTATGTATAACTACGGATGCTGTAATTAGTCAAGATTTATGTGATAAATGGGGAATAATAAGTTATCTTAGGAAAGGTAATAGAGTTAGAACAGTTAAATTAAAAGGTGTTTATAGTGAATGTATTTTAATTCCTTTATTTGATTTACCGTTTATATCAACTATTAGATATAAAGAAGGTGAAGATTTAATGGAAAAATTAAAAATATTTAAATATGAACCTCCAGTAATTGTGACTCAAGACTCTAAAGGAAGGAAACATAAATATCATCAAAATCCTAATTTTCATATTTATTACAAATTTCCTAATCAAAAGAATGTTCCTAATATGTTTAATGAAGATGATGATGTTGTAATAACTAGAAAAATACATGGTACAAATGCCAGATACGGTATAGTTAAAAAATCTAAATTAACTATTCTAGATAGAATTAAGAAATTCTTTGGTAATAAATGGATTGAATATGAGTATATTTATGGCTCTCACAATGTAGAAAAGGGTTCAGATTCTCAAGGATTTTATTCTACAGATGTTTGGAAGGAAATAGCTGATAAATATGATATTAAGAATAAACTTTGGTTTCTAGTTAAAAACTGTCCCGAGTTTAAAGGAGGAATTACTATTTATGGAGAAATTTATGGAGAAGGAATTCAAGGAGAAAAATATTCTTATGGATTAAAAACTAAAGAACTTAAAATATTTGATATTGAACTTAATTCATTATATGTAGATCATTTTAGTTTTTGTGCTTTAAATCATGGTTATTTAAATTCATTACCAATGGTAGAAGAACTTTATATAGGTAAATGGAATAAAGAAATTCAGAATGCTTTTGTAAATAATCAATTTATAGAAGGAACTAAAATTCCACATGAAGGAATAATTTGCAAGCATATTTCTGGAAATAGACAAAAGATTTCAAAAGTAATTAATCCAGATTATTTAATATTTGGAGAAAAACATTTAGTACCAGATTCACATTAACATGAAAGAAATAATAATATGTATAGGAATTAGTGGTTCAGGTAAATCAACTTGGACTACTAATTTTATTAAAGAAAATTCTAATTATTTAAGAATTAATCGTGACTCAATCAGATTAACTTTAGTTGGTAATTTAGATGGTTATTATCAGAGAAAAGATTTAAATTATATTGAAAGAGATGTAACTAGACTAGAAGATGAGTTTTATAAACATTTAAGTTTAAGTGGATTTAATATAATTATTGATAATACTAATTTAACTGAAAAATATATTAATAGATGGATTAATTTATCCAATTGTTTAAAATTAGATGCTAGAATTAATTTAAAATTTAAATTATTTGATATAACATTAGAAGAAGCTAAAGAGAATGTTATTAATAGAGAAGACTATTATACTCCAGCATTAACTCCTCATTACAAATATCATCAAGATAAGGTTGAATATATTGATAAACAATTTGAGCAATATAAACAAATAAAAAAGTTTATTGAAGAAAATTATAAAGATAAAATAATATGAAAAATATATTTTTTACTTCAGATACTCATTTTCATCATAAAAATATAGTTAGAGGAACAACTGAATGGATAGCTCAAGAGGAAGGTTCTAATCATGGAATTCAATCTTTAAGATATTTTAATACTTTGGAGGAACATGATGAAGCATTGATTAAATCTATTAATTCTATAGTTAAATATGATGATGTATTATATCATTTGGGTGATTGGAGCTTTGGTGGACATGAACAAATTAAAAAGTTTAGAGATAGACTAGAATGTAGAGAGATACATTTAATATTTGGAAATCATGACCAACATATAGAACCTATTTCTAGTCCTTATAGAGAATGTTTCAATTCAACTCAATATTATTTAGAATTAGATATGAAAATTGATTCTCAAAAGTCTGGTAAATATGTAAAAACTAATATAGTTTTATCTCATTATTCTCATCAAGTTTGGAATAAATCTCATAAAGGAGCAATTCATTTGTTTGGGCATTCTCATGGAAGTTTAAAAGGTATTGGTAAATCAATGGATGTTGGAGTTGATACTAATAATTTATATCCTTATCATTTAGATGAAATATTAGATATTATGAAGAATGTAAAAACTGAAATTGTAGATCATCACAGTTCAAATACAAATTAATGTCAAGAAGTAAACGTAAACCCATAATTAAAGAAAAACCCAGAAATAGAAAAGCTTCTACTTATTATAGAAGAGTTAGAAGAGTTATTAATCAAGCAGTTAAATCATTTAAAGAGATTATTCCTGAATCAAGAGAAATAGTTAATGATTATGATTATTGTGATTATACTTTTGGTAAAGATGGATTTAAAGATGAAGAAGATAAAATAAAGTATTCTAGGAAATGAATAGAAAATATAAACCTATTTTACAATATGATTTAAAAGGAAATTTTATTAAAGAATGGACTAATGTAGAAGAAATTGTATTAAATTTTAAAACTGTAAGACAAAATTTTTCAAAATGTTTAAATAATAAACAAAGAACTGCTGAAGGTTTTAAATGGAAATATAAGTGGAAAAAGATAAAATTAAATATTCAAGAAAATGAAAGTAATAAAATATCCAGATGGACAAGTAAATGTTCAAATAAGTGATGTTGAATCAAAAATATCTATGAGAATAAATTCTTATGAAGATTTATTTGTATTAAAAGCAATAAAAGAAATATCTGATTATACAAATCATTTAAAATATAAAGAATTATTTATTCCTTGTTTATTTGGTCAGAGATCTGATAGAAGATTTAGTGAAAATGAATCATTTGGATTAAAAATTATATGTGATTTTATTAATTCAATGAATTTTAATAGAGTTAAAATCTTTGATCCTCATAGTGACGTAAGTTTGGCATTAATTAATAATTCAGAAAAGATTAGTTCATTTAGTTATGTTAAGGATTCTATATTTTATATTAAAAATTCATTTTTAAACTGTAAAACAGATGATTTAATTTTAGTTAGTCCTGATGCTGGAGCTTATAAGAAGGTATTTAAATATGCAGAAGATTTAAATTTACCTTTAGTTGCAGCTAATAAATTTAGGAATTTGAAGGGTGAAGTTACACTTAATATATTAGGTGATGTTAAAGGTAAGAATTGTTTAATAGTTGATGATATTTTAGATGGAGGTTATACTTTTCATTTATTAGCTAAACAACTTAAAGAACAAGGTGCAATTAAAGTTTTTCTTTATATCTCTCATGCTTATTTTAATAAAGGAATAGATTTCACTGAACATATAGATAGTTTTTATTGTACTAATTCAGTGAAGGATATAGATGATCTTAAAGTAACACAATTTAAAATAATATAATGGATGAATATTTAGTAGAAGGAAAATCATATGAAAGATTATATGATGAATATAAGAGATATGGCAGTTTATATGGAGCTTTTGATTTTGATGGTACAATACATGATTATCATAAAACAGGGGCTTCATATGAATTAGTAAAACAATTGATTAGAGATTTATATTCTATTAATTGTAAATTAGATTGTTGGATAGCTTATATAGATCATAGTTATGTTATTTCTTTTTTAAAAGAACATAATATACCTTATGAAAAAATTAATAGTGATGGAATACCATTATCTTGGACAAGTAGAAAACCTTTTCATTCATTTTTATTAGATGATAGAGCAGGTTTAATTCAAGTATATAATGATTTAAAAAAATTAATACAAACAGTAAAAAATGAAAATAAATCCAATAATACTTTGTGATGGTTACAAGGTTGGACATAAAAAAATGTATCCAAAAGGTACAACATTAGTATATAGTAATTATACTTGTAGAACTGTTAAAAGAATGCCAGTTGAAGCCGAAGATATAGTTGTATTTGGAACTCAATATATGATTAAATATATTAATGATGTATTTAAAAATGATTTTTTTGGTGTTTCTAAAGAAATTGTTTGTGGAGAAGCTAAAGAATATTTAACTAATTATTTAGGAAGTGAATATGATGTTTCTCATTTTGAAGCTTTACATGATTTAGGTTATTTACCTATTGAAATTAAAGCTTTAGAAGAAGGAACTATCATACAAGCAGGTATTCCATTATTTACAATTAAAAATACATTACCAGAGTTTTTCTGGGTAACAAATTATTTGGAAACTTTAATTTCTACTTTAATTTGGAAACCAGTTCATTCAGCAAGTTTAGCTTATGGTTATAAAAAACTATTAACTAAATATGCTTTAGAAACTGATAAAGATAATATAGGGTTTGTTGATTTTCAAGGTCATGATTTTAGCTTTAGAGGAATGCAATCTCCTGAATCAGCAATTAGTTCAGCAATGGGCTTTTTAACTAGTTTTAAAGGTACAGATACAGTTCCAGCATTACAAGCTTTAAGTTATTATTATAAAGAAAATAATACAGCTTTTAGTGTTCCAGCTAGTGAACATTCAGTAATGTGTTCTCATGGTAAAGAGGGAGAGATAAATACATTAGAATATTTAATGGATCAATATCCAAAAGGTATTTTAAGTGTTGTTTCTGATACTTGGGATTTGTGGAAACTTTTAACTGAATATTTACCTAAATTGAAAGATAGAATTATGTCTAGAGATGGTAAATTAGTAATTAGACCTGATTCTGGAGATCCTGTTGATATTATTTGTGGAATTAATACAAGAAAAGATCCTGATAATAGATATGGTAAATTAAAAGACACACCTGAATATAAAGGTGTAATTGAATTACTTTGGGATATTTTTGGTGGAACTATAAATGAACAAAGATATAAAGTCTTAGATAGTCATATAGGAGCTATTTATGGTGATTCAATTACTTTAGAGAGGGCTCAACAGATTTGTGAAAGACTTAAAGCTAAAGGATTTGCTAGTACTAACATTGTTTTAGGTATTGGTAGTTATTCAATGGGATATGCAACTAGAGATAATCAAGGAGGAGCTGTTAAGTCTACTTATGTAGAAGTTAATGGTGAAGCTAGAGAAATCTTTAAAGATCCAATAACTGATGATGGGACTAAAAAGTCTGCTAAAGGCTTGTTGAGAGTAAATATGAACGGTGATTATTCTTTATATTTAAAAGATCAATGTTCTTGGAAAGAAGAAGTTGGTGGTGGATTAACTACTATTTATAAAGATGGAGTATTAATCAAAGAAGTTACTTTATCTGAAATAAGAGAAAGAATAATAAAAGGTTGATAAAGTGAAGTTGAAATTAATACACTCTCTAGTTTATGGTGCTAGAGAGTGTATTTTTATTTGTTTAAATATTCTATTGCTTTTAATAATATGTTTTTATTTTCTCTTAATAATCCTATTCCAGTATTACAAGCCTGACATAATAATCCTCTTACTTTAAGAGTCTTATGACAATGATCTATTGATAATTCTTTTTCTTGGCTTTCTGGATTCTCACATATAGCACAACATCCTTTTTGAATGGAAAGAAATTTATTATATTGTTCTTCTGTTATTTTAAATTTTCTTAATTTATATTTAAGTCCTAAACATTTTCTACAGCGAGCTTTATATTTTTCTTTTTCTTTTGAAAACTCTTCTTTTGATTTAATCAAATTACAGTTTGTACATAGTTTAGTACCATTTTTATATTCAATTGATTTTAATTGATATGTTCCTTTTTTACCTTTATATGGAGTTCCATATTTTTTAATAGCTAAACAATTTTTACAAAATCCATCTAACCCACATTTGTATAAAATATTTTTGCTGAATTCTGAAATTTCTTTATTTTCATTACATCTTATACAAAGTTTTTTGTTGTCTATTATTGATAATGATTTTCTTCCCATTAATGTAATTCCTCCAATTGATTATCTGACAATACTCTTAACATATCATATATAGGTTTAACTAATGGAGTTACATCAGATAGTTCTTTTAATATTCTATTTTGACCTTTATGAGATCCTTTTTTAATTGTATAATCTCCTGTATATAATACTTTAGGAACTATTGTTGTAGCTTGAATAATATCTCCAATTGTTTTACTTAATGGAATTGCATTTTTAGCTAAATTATTAATTTGTGACGGAGAATAGAAGAATGTTAAATCTCCAGATGCTCTGTCTAATAAAGTTAATCCTACTTTAACTAATGGTAGTCTTCTAAACTTTTTATCTTCATCATCATCTCCACCATGTAAAGCTGCATAAAATAATATCATAGCAGAAGCTGTAATAATTTCAGCTACCATTCTACGCATATTATATATTTCAGTTTCAGTCATTTTACCTGATTCTAATAACTTCTTATAACCAAATAATGGTAATAGTAAATTTTCAAATGCTTGTTGTGGATTTCTCCAATTTTTAATTACAAGTCTTCCGAATGTTAAATAAATACCTTCAACATCTGTTTGAAGTCTATTGTCCCATTGTGGTGTACCTATTCTATTTTCAATTGCTGATGGAATCCATTTTCTAAATTGTGATACAAGTCTATAAACTACATTTTGTTGTGCAGCAGCAGCTTCTTTTTGTGTATATCTACCATGAATTTTTTGATTAAGTCTTTGAATTTTATCAATTAACTGCTCTATTTCTTGTTCTGAGGCATTATTATATTTGTCTGTTAGCTCACCTTGTGAGGTCAAATATCCATCTTTAATCATAACTGCCATTCCAGTTCTTGATTGTAAGAATTTCTCACCAGCTTTTTGTAGAGAATACATATATTCTAATGCTTTCTCTGTTGAAAGTTTATTAGGTTTTCCAGTTTTAGATATTTTTTCAGCTATTTCATAATCATCTAATTCTTGTAGAAAGTTCATTCTAATAAGTAATTTATTCATTACAGAATCTTTATCAAAGTTCTGTTTAAAGAATATATTACTAGCATCTTTTAAATTATTAACATTAAAATATCTTCCTCCAATACCTTCTATTATATTACTTATATCACCAAATAACCAGTTAACTGTAGCACCAATTGGACTAAAACCTATTCTTAATAAAGAGTTATATCTTAACATTGTGTCAGCTAAACCAACACCATCAATATATTTTTCAACTTTATTCCCATCTGCATCAAAAAAATCTTCAATTATATAATTTCCTTGGTCAGATTTCATTTTACCTTTAACCTGCATTTCAATTATATCATCAACAATTTTATAAATATTAGAATCTTCACCATTAATTGGTGTAGAAGGTTTAGAAGGATTGATGAATTTTCTTTTTTGAATTTCTCCATCAACCATTTTAAACTTTAATTGCTCTTGTAGCACTCTAACTTGTGGAAGAATTTCAGACATTTGTCTATAATTTTCAGCAAATTTAGCAAATTGAAATAATGATGTACCTAAATCATTTGATTTTTCAGATAGAGGAATTGGTTTATGATATTCCAATGGAACTATATCTAATAGATTTTCTTCTTCTATTGATCCTTTTAAAGTTCTAGTTTTAATTGGATTTAATCCTTTTAATTTAGATTTTAAATCAGATTTTCTAATATTAGGAACAAAATATTTACCTAATTTAATAGGCATTCCATCTTCTGCTTCTTCAATAGTTTTCTGATAAAAATCATAAAATTCTTTTAACTCTTTTGTTTCTTGAATTTTAGTCCAATTTTTATTTTCTTCTCCATTTTGGAGATATTCTTTAGCTAATATTAATGTACCTTTATGTTCTTGAGTTAATATTGTATAAATATCATCAATAGTAGCCCCATTTTTTTTAGCATAATCATCTAATTTTGAAACTTGTTCTTGAATATTCTTTCCTAATTCCTTGGTTTTAGTTTCAACTTTATTTTGTGTCTTTCTAATAATAGAACCAATTGTAGAACCAATATAATTTGGTAGATCACTTAATGATCCAGTCCATCTTTTAAATGTTCTAATATCTTCATCCTGTCTATTAATATCTTCTAATGTTGGAGCTATTTTAGTAGTAGAATGTTCTTTAACTTGTTCTACCATATTCTCATTATAAAAAGGAATAAGTCTATCAAATAAATCACTAGATTTGTCTCTTAATCCTTTAAATTCTATCCAAGTACCAATAACTTCTAAAGCATGTTGAATATTCTTAGCTGTAGGTTCAAATTCTTTATTTTCTAAATCTTTAATAAAACTATCTATTTTATCTAATGTATAATTACCTAATTCTAAATATACTTCTTTAGATTTATCTAATAGTTTAGCTTCTTGTGATTTAGAAGTTAAATATTCTAATTCTTCTAACTTAGCTGAATATTTAGGGTCTTTCTCTTTAAGTTGTTTTAATTCTCCTTCAAGTCTTTTAATTCTCCTGTCTACATATATTTTCTGTGTAGAATATATTGGAGATTTGATTTCTTCTTGAGTTTGTTTATACCAAGCAGCATTAGCTAATACTTCACTTCCAAGTTCTTCTACAAGTTTTTTATAAGAAGGATCTGATTTATTTGGGCACTGTAAAGCCATATTATTTACACTTTTTTTCTATTAATTTTCCTAAACTTTCATCATCATGAACTTCATTAAGTTCTTTTAAAAGTTCTTCTTTTAATTGTGGTTGAAATTCAAATAAAAATTCAATATCTGATTTTAGTTCATTGTATTGTTCTTTTGATAATTCAAATTTCTCTCCAATATTAGTTATTTTCTCTTGTATTGGCAACTTATTTTCTTCTTTATTTATTTCATTGGATAAATAGATATTTCTAGCTTCTTCATTCCAAATTCCATTAGTTTGATTATAAGCATTAAACATTTTAATCATTTTAGATGATGTTAAAATAGCTACATTCTTATCATCTAATTTTTTAATAATATTCCATGCTTTTAATGCTCTTTCTCTAAATTGTTTAAATGACTCAGCTTTTGGATTTATTTTTTCTTCTTCATTAATTGGATTAGACCATAACTTTTCATCATATTCATTCTCTTTAACTTCACCTTCCCAATTACCCATATTCATAGTTTTTAGATTTTCATCTGTATAATATGGAATATTTTGTTCTTTTTTAATAATTTCTGCTGTTTGAATCACTCTTTCAATTGGAGAAGTAATTAATGATGTAATTCCTTGTATTTTTAATTCTTTTCCTAAATTAGAAGCTTGTTCTTTTCCTTCTTTAGTGAGATTTGTATCAGATTGTCCATTAATCACATCTTTAGATGAGGGAACATCTTCTCCATGTTCAAATACTATTAAATTACCAACTTTTACTGGTTCTACTTTTGGTGATATGTTTTCTATAGTTATTTTTAATGGAGTTGTAATAGGAATATATTTAACATTAAATCCTTTTGTAGCTTTATTTACATCATAGTCTTTACCATACATTCCATTACCCAAAGCAGAAAGTTGTAGATTTTTAAATATAGTTGGTACAATTTTATTGTTATTTCTAATAAATAGTTCATTAAATTTTGGTAGTATTTCTGCCCCATTTTTTTTATTAAATTCTTCAAATGAGTCTTTAACTAATTGATTATAATATTCAAATGGAATAATTCCTAAATAAGTTATAGGAGAATTATTAAGTCCTGATTGTAATATTCCAACATGAATTAATTCATTTCCTAATGATAAATTAGAATTCTTTAGTTCTCTAAATGCTTCTGTTAATTGATTAGATGTAAATGTATCTAATTTTTTAGTAAATATTTTAACATTGTCATAATTTAAAGCTGCTTTATCAATTAATGGAAATAATTCTTTAATTAGAATATTATTTCTTAATTGCTTTTCATCTTCATTTAAATTTTCTTCTTTTTTATTCTTTAATTCTAATAGTTTCTTAGCAACTGAATTTTCTCCTTCAAATAATCTCTTTCTAATAGCATTAATATTCTTATATCCATAGTTTTGAATTACAAAATTAATAAAATCATTTTCAATTAGATTAATCATTTTTAATTTCTCTTTTCTTGATGATTTAAATGGATTTTCTAATTCATTGGCAAGACCTAATATATTATTGATTATTTCTTCTTTTTGTGTGTCATAGAACTGTTTATATGAAGATATAGCAAATTCATCTTGTTGAAATGATTTAATAAATGTCTTATTAATAATTTCATTAACACCATTAATAAAATTGGTTTTTTGTACTTTATTTATTTCTTCTAATTTAAGTCTTGAACTATTAATATTTTGACCTAATCCAGCAGTATCAGAATTAGTAACTCTAACAGCATCATTAAATAAACTAGCTTGTTCTTTATATTTTAAGAAATCATTAAATACTTGTAATTGAAATAATTCAAATTCTTTAGTAGATTGATTCTCAATTAATTTAAAATCTTTTAATTCTTTTAAAGAAAGTATTTTATTTTCAATATCCTTTTCAGAAACTAAATTAGAATATTTTTTCTTTATTTGTTTAGTTATTTCTGTATTTCTTTGATTCTTTCCTGTAGATTTTAAAAATATAGATTTATTCTTATTAATTTCTTCTATATAATCTAAAATAATAGGTTGAGTCATGAAATTAGCAATGTGTTCAAACGGAACTCCTAATTTATTCAAATATAAATAAATAGGAAGTGTATCCATAGTCATGTTTAAATAACTTACCATTGGAATTTCATCTTTAGCAGCATCCACAATAATATTAATTAACTGATTGTTAATTTCAGATATATTATGATTATTTTCTGCGTCTTTTAAAGCTCCTAAATTAAAAACATCTCTAATTTCATTGTGAATTAAATTAATATTCACTTTAATTTCTTCTCCAGCAGCATTAATATAAGATTTATTAGCTGTTAGTCCAGATAATTGAGAAAGTGGCCCATAAGCATTAGCAATAGCAGATAAACCTACTTCATCTTTAGCAAGCCATAATTTATATCTAGCATTTATTTTATTTTGTAATTTTAATAAGGCTGTATAATTAATCTTTTTATCTTTTGAATTTTGAGCTTCAAAATATTCTTCTTTAGTTAATATTTTTTTAGGTTCTCTTCCTTTAGAAATTAATTCATTATTAGCTTCTGTTTTATCATTTAAATAATCAATATATTTAATATCATCAACTATTGGTGATATAATACTTGTTGAATTGGGTGTTATTAGTGATATAAAGTTATGAGGATTAGAAATAAAATCTTTGATTACTTGTATTGTTTTATTATCAATATTATCTTCAATATAATTACCATTTTCATCTAAATTTGGTCTATAAGTATATAATTTGTCATTGTCAAAGTCAGATCCAGCTTTAGCAACTATATCAGGATGAACTATCATAGTAGTAGCTGCATCTTCTGGTAGAAACTCTTTAATAGTTAAATATTCATTGGAATTCATTCCTTGTCCTGGAATACGACATCCAACTAATTCTAATACTTTATTAGGTATATCTCCATTTTTAATAGCTTCATTAACTGCTTTTAAACTACCAAATTTCTTTAATAATGGATAATAACTTTCAGATAGAGGAATCATTACTTCTGCTGGTAATGTATTTCCAGATGTATCTTTTGTATATCCTCTTAGAGCATTATTAGATCCAATAGGTCTATTTCCAAGTTTCTCCATTCCAGCCACTGTACCTAATACATAAGCATCTCCATTATATTTTTGTTTAATGAGTCTGGCATCAATAATAGACATTAATACAGAATCTAGTTTGGTTTTATTAACCATACTATCAATATTGTATTTTAATACCTTTTTACCTTCTTTTTCTTCAATATCTAATGAATTAATTATGTTATCTGTTAATTTCCTATTTTCAGAATATTCTACTAACATATCAACCAATTTAGTAACATCTTCAGCTACATATGTATCAGGATTAATACCTAATTCTTTAATTAGCTTATCTTTTTCTATTTTAGTTTTTTCTTCAATTAAGTTAGAGAAAGTTGATAATAGTTTTTCTGCTCCTTCAAATGTTTCTTTACCATTTTCAAAAGCATTAATTAACATTGTTTTTCTAAACTGTGTAGAAAATATATATTTATCTTTTGGTGGTGAAGGTTTAACTTGTAGTCCTAAATAATTATAAGATATTGATTGTATAACTAAATCTGCATTATTAATTTCTCCATGATTATTATTTGTATAAAATGGATTTGCTTTACCATCTTTATTAAGAATAGTTCCAAATTTACTTGCTGATTTGAATAATGCAATACCTGATTTATTAGATTTCATGTTCTCTAATAATTTAGATAGATTCTTTCCAGCTACCATTTGAGGAATCAAAGGCATTATAGTAAATTTATAACCTCCAGGAACAAATAATTGCTGTGTACTTCCATGATTAATTGGTCCAGCATATTGTAGTTTAAGAGTTTGAAAATAAGTTAATTCATCTTTAGTTAATAATTTCCCCTCTATTAAATTTCCTTCATTATCAAATTTTTGTTTTTGAATTATTTGATAAGCATTTTCCATTTTATTAGTCCAAGTACCAACTCTATTATGAAACTCTCTAATAAAATCTAAAGATCCCCATCCTTGAGCATCTCCTTCATCTGCTTTACCATAAGCTGAAATCCCTTTAAATTCTTCAGATTCAGTTTTCTCATAACCTAATATATTATATGCTGCTTCTTCTGAAACTCCAGATTTAATATAAGTATCAACTAATTCTTTAATATCTTTGGTTGTAGTTACATCATTATAAACTATTGAATTTTCATTTCCATCAGCTAGTTTATTATCAGATCTAATAAAATTCTTATTTAAGAAATCATTAGTTTCTTCATCTACTCTAGGAATTAGTTTGGTTCCTGCAAACATCGCAGTTCTTTTATATAAATCCTTATAGAAAGCTAAATTTCCAATAAATAATTTAGTTTGTTCTATTGAATTTATAAAATCTGTAACAACTATTGCTCTGATTAATTGTTCTTTTGGGTATTTATCTGTATATTCTTTTGGAATACCAAATTCATTTATATTATTTTCTTTTAATGAATTATTTAATTGTCTTGAATAAGATTCAAAGAAATCAATAACTAATTTATCTAAATCAGGTAATAGAGAATTTACTAATTCATCTAATTCTTCTTTAGATTCATTATATTTAACTTCCTTAAATTTTAAATCATCTAATTTAGATTTTAATATCTCTTTAATATTTACTTTACTAGATTTTAATAATATTTCATTAAATATAGTAAAATCACTACCATTTTTAGAATATCCATCTACATTAGTGCCAATACCATCTAATTTGAATAAAGCAATTCCTTTAAATTCTGATTTAAAATAACCTCTAAATATTTCTTTTAATTTAATAGTATTAAATCCAGATTTTAATAATTCTATTGATACTGGAAGCTTATTACTAAGTCCTAATACAAATTCTTGTGATTTATCTGCTGATACAATATAATTAGATTTGCCATTTAATATAGAAGCTATATTTTGAGTGAATAAATCTCCTTTAGTACCTTTTCTTGTAGATATTTTACTAACATCTTCTGATTCTTTAGAAGAAGCTACACCATCATGTAATTCTAAATTAAGTTTAATATTTTTATTTCTAAGTCCTGTTTTTGGATTGAATAATTCATTTAACCAAAATGAGTTTTCTGCTCCAACAGTATTTAAATGTGGAAGTTTTAAAAATAATTCTTCAATAGAATTAACATTATTAATTATATTTGTAGTGATTGATAAAGCATTATTATCACTAACAGAATAAACTGTCTTACCTTCTGTAGACATATAACTTAGTTCATTAACTAAACTAGTATTATTAGCTTCTAAAGTTAATAGATAATTAATTCTACCTGCTATACCATCTTCTTCTTTTCCAGAATTATATAAATTAGTAACATCCCCATTTTTTTTATCAATATATATCTTTATAGCAGCAACACTATCATTTAGATCATTTAGATTAAAATCTTTATCATTAATAATCTTTTGTGTGTTTTTATCAAATATAATACCTAATTTATCTAAAAAAACAAATGGATCTTTTTCATTAATTACATCTTTATTTATAATTAATTTTCCTTTCTCATCTTGTTTAGTGTGTAATAATAAATTAGCTTCCCAAATAGTTTTTACTTTTTCAGCTTCATTTTGTCTATTAGTATCAACAGGAATTATATTACCATTTGGTTCATATATAGTTACAATAGCATTATATCTATTTTTGTTAAAATCTTGTGTAAATTGAGTTTGAAATCTAAATTGTTCCACACTAATATCACTAGATGGTGCTCCAAGTCTATCAATTAATTCTTGAAATTCAGGTTTAAATTCAATTAAAGACTCTATTTTATTATAAATATCAGAATAATTGTTTCCTGTTCCAGCTAAATTCTTCAATAAATAATTATATGTAGAAGTGAAATCAACTGGAATAGAAAATCCTAGATCATTAGTGATATTAACTTGTTTTAAACTTCTAATTAATAGTCTTACGGGACTACTAATAGATTCTAGTGTAGAAGTTAAATTCCCTTCAGAATAATCTCCCTTACTAGAATGTTCATCTAATTGTTCATCTTTTGATAATTCTTCATCCTCATTTTTAATTTCTTCAATATTATTTTCTATTTTAGTAACTATCTCAACACCATTGATGTTAATTCTAGTTTTCCACATATTAATAATATCATCCCAATTTTCTAATATGTATTCATAATCTTTTATTTGTTTCTCATCAACAGAATTTTGATATTTATCATCTATAATATCATGTATTTTATCTGTTATTTTATTTACATGACTATTTGCAATAACAGGAGTTCTCCCATTATCAAATATATAATCAAAAAATAAAATATCTATTCCATCTAAAACATCTTTAACAAATTTAGTGCCTTTTTCATTAGTTATTCTTTTTGTGTTCTCATCCCTGTTAAGTGATGAGAATTCTTTTGTATTAACTAATTTCTTATTTGTATAATAGCCTTTATCAAGTCTTTCATATACTTGTTGAATATTTGTACTGCTAATACCTAATAAGTCTTTTAAAAAGCTTAAAATACGTCTAAAAATAGTATTTCTTTGTGGAGAGTTATTTAATACTTTACCTCCTAGTTTATAACTAACAAAATCTTCTGCTAATATTTCTTCTAATTCTTTTCTAGATTTATTTGAATATTTTTTAGAAGCCTCATTATATAGTTTATCTATTTCTTCTTTAGTAAGATATAATTGTGTTATAACATGGAATGCTTCATGATGAAGAGTTCCAATAGTAGCTTCATCTGATAATAATACTTCACCAGATGATAGAAATTGACCTAAAGATTTTTGTTCAATTAATCCTTGAATAAAATTAATAGGAATATTAGGAAATCTCTCTTTAAACCAATTAATTTCTTCTTGAGATAATTTGTTTCTATCTTGATTTCTTTTTTTAAGTCTATCTAATACTTTGTCACCACTTCTTTTTTTAAACTCTTTTTTAATTGGTTTAATTTCTTCTGTAATAATTGGAGATGTATTATCTTCTATTCTTTCAGAAGTTTCTAAATCAACTTTTTCTTTTAATTTATTTTCAATTAATTTATTATCATAAATAAAATAAGATTGAATAAATCTTCTATTTGGTCTTCCATTTAAATCAACTATTGGTTTTAAATCAGTTCCAAACATAGGAACTTCTCCTGATAATAAATATTCATTATAGTGCACATTTTCACCTCTACCATTAATATCTGGTTTAGTGAAGGATTCTCCCTTAATATATTTATTATTAACATTAACCTTTTTAGTTAATAAGAAATCAATAATTTTAGATCTATTTGATTCTATTTCTTCTTTAGTTAGTTCGTTATTATCAAATACAAGTCTTCCATCAGAATTGATATAAATATCTGAAGGTTTATTAGACTTAAAGAATGTAGTTATTTTCTTAATTTCATCTATTGGATCAAAATCTAAATCTTTTTCTTTAGTATTTAGTTTCTTATTAATTAAATCAATAATTAAACTAGCCTCATCTACATTAAGATTTCTTGGAATTAAATCAAATATTCTTCTATTACCATCTTTAGTATATAACTTTCCAGGCAACACTTTAATATTATTAAATATTAAATTAAATGTTGGAAGTGTTAATGGGATTTCATCATATTTTATATTCTTGTCAAATATTCTTCCTAATAAATTATTAGATTGTCTTTCACCATTAATTTTATCTTCAAAAGCAGAATGAATAATGTTAGCATTTTCATCTGTTTCAATCATAAGTCCATTAGATTTACCTATAATTGGAAGATATTTAACATCATTATTTTTTAATAATAAGATTTCATCTCTTAAAGAATTTAAATCTTTAATTGCTTTCTCTTTAGCTTTTGATTTATCTTCTTTAGAAAGTCCTCTACCAATATCAATTTTATTATCAGAAATACGTTGAGCAGTTTCTAATGTAGATTGAATAAATTTATCCTCTTCTAATACTGGATTATTCTCTTTGTCAACTAATATAGTCCAAACTCCTTTAAAATCAGGATGTTTTTTCTCATATTCTTTAGCTGTAGGATCATTATCTAATATTTGAGAATATAATTCAGGATTTGTAGCTTTTGTTACTACTAATAATTTATGTTCATCTAAAACTATTGTTTCTGTAGTTTTAAAATATCTATCTTCTGATGGTTTCTGTCCATTATCAATTCCTCCATTTGTTTTAAATGGTGTATTAGCTTTTCTACCAACATCATTACTATCATCTAATATAAATTCTTTATTAATAAATAAAGGATCTTCATTAATAGTTGTAGGAGATTCTACATTAGAAATAATTGGTTCATTATCTACTTTTGTTGATTGAGGAGTAGTTTGAAATTTTAATTCTTTTTCAATTTCTGCTTTATTATTCTCATAAAATTGTAAATCTTTTGGATCTGTAAGACTTTCAGTGTCCATTATTTTTTGAACAAAATCTTGAATTTCTTTAGAAGCTTTTGATTTAGAAATTAAGGGTTCATCAGTAACTTTTGGAAGTGGAATTTCTTCTACAATATTTGATTCTTTAGATTCTTCTTCAGAAGTGTCAATAATATCATTAAGAGTTTTCTTTTGTGTTTTTGGATCTGCTAATAAGTTATAAGACTCAATTAATTTGTCTTTATATAATTTAGCTAAATGTAAATCTTTATTTGCTTGATTAACTTGTTGAGCAACCATTGGATTACCATCAACAGTAAATGGAGATTCTGGTGTTCCTAATCCAGTGATTGTAGCATCATTTTCAGCAGCTATTTTATAAATATCACTATGAATTTGTTTAACTCTTTTATCAATATTACTTATTGATGTAGAATAATGCCATAAATTTGTTGTTAATGTATTATATTTTTCTGGAGATTCATAAACCTCTTGTTTATAAGGAAATAACTCATGAATAGAATTATTAGTTTTATCTAGAGTTTTAACTAATGAAATAGCATCATTAATTATTTGTTCTTTAGAATGCGGAAGAGGTTTTTCTATTGGATAACCAGCTACTTTTTTAAATTCTTCTTCTGATAGTCCTTTTAAATCTTCATATTGAGAAATTAATAATTCTGTAGCATTATTATCAATGAATTGTTTAGCAATTGATTTATTTTGATTGAATTCAGCATTCAAATAATCAAATTTACTATTATTAATTAATGCTTCAGTTTTTTCTTTCTCATAATTTGTTGCTCTAACAAAATTAGAAAATGTATTTATAGTTTTTTTAACTTCAGGATTATTTAATAATTCTGCTGCTTTTTGTGTAGCTTGATTCTGTGCACTTATCTCTCCTTTAGCTTGGATAACACTAGTAGGCCCCCCCATTAATGCACCTAAGAAGAAATTTTCAAGTCCTTCTTCAGTTCCTAATGTTTGTTTAAATCCTTCAACTAAGGATTCAATCATTCCATGTTGATCTTTTTTATCTTTAAATCCTTGAGAATAATAATCTGTTAATGTTTTTTGTGTTAATAATTGACCAAGTTCTTGAGATCCTTCTTCTAGTGAACCTTTAAGTCCTTCTGTAGAAACTTCTCTTAATATTCCTTTAGTTTCTGGAATATATTTTCCATTAACTAATTCAATATCATTTAGTTTTAATTTGTTAGCTTTAAATCCTTGAGAAAGTAGTTTTGGAAATAATAAAGCATTTGTAGTTCCTGTAATAGCTAAATTAGAAGCATAACCCCAATTACCAGCAGCCTTAGAAGCATCATCTATTTGTTTAAGTACTTCATCATTTGGCTCTTCACCATTATGTTTATCTTTATAATCTAATATTAATTGATCTTTTGTATCATTATAGATTTGTCTAGATTCAATAGCAGATTCACCATGTGACATTAATGCAGCATTCTTACTAAAATCAACAGCATTAGCTATTTTAATTCCTCTTGAAGCATCATCTAGTGCTACTAGTCCTTCAGTTGCTAATGTAGTTTCATTTATTAATTTTCCAGATTTAGCTAATTTAGCTAAACTTGCATATTTATTTAATCCCCAACCAGTAGCAATTGCAGCACCCATATAAGCTGCTCCAGATAATGCTTGTTCAGACCAGAAATTAGCTGTTCCAAGTTTTTGAGCTAAATTATAATCTTCTTCTGCTTTAGTATGATAATTAGGCATAGCTTTAGCTATGTAATCATTCATTTCATCTAAAGAATCAGTAAAATCATTTTTATATAATCTATTAATATCTTCATTATGAATAGCAGAACCAATACCATATAATAACCCTCCAGTATTTTCTAATATAGAACTTCCAGCAATTCCTGCTGCTTTAGTTATACCATTAGCCCATTTATCTGTTAATGGTTGTCTTTGTGCTCTAATTTCACCTAACTGACTTACATTTTCAGGTGTTACACCTTCATCATATTTAGATTCTCCAACACCATATTGACCTAATTGAATATCTCTACTTTGAGGAGTTTTTTGTAATTCCTCATTTATTAAACTATGTAAAGATAAATTTGATGTTTGTGTTAGTTGTTCTGTAGCTTTCTTATTTTCTTGTATTAATTTTCTTAAATCAAGTCTTCCCATTCTATTGAGTTGTATGTGGTTTTAACACTGTTGTTTCACTACCTAAATAACCAGAATTTTTATAAACTTCTCTTTCTGCTTTTCTAATCTCATCTAAAGTTGTTTCTTCTGATTGTATAGGTTCTCCATTTTCATCTGCTATATATTTAACATATCTAGTGGATACTTTACCATCTTTTTTAATTTGTGGAATAACTGCAATCTTAACATCTGGTCTTGATTCAAATGGAGTTATTGTTGTAGGAGTAAATGATTTTCTAGCTTCATTGATTGCTTGAGAAGTTCTAAAAATTGTTTTAGCTTCTTCATCTGGAGAAATCATAACTCTTCTTGTTTCTCCATCACTATTTTTTACTTCAATATAATAACTTCCAGCAACTGGTCCAGCTTGTGTATATCCACTTATTCCTTTTTCTAACTGTTTATCAAATTCTTCTTCTGGTATATCTAATTCTTCTAATACAGTTTTGAAAGTACCATCTAAAGTTTTACCTTTATCATCATATAAATAGAAGTTTCTTTGTAACTTATTATTTACAAGGGCTTCTCCTATATTCTTTTTAGCAACATTTGACATACTAATTAAAGGTATTGATTCTTCTGATTGAGATTTAATTGCTTTTCTATAAGCTTCAACTTTCTCTTTAGGTTTTAAATCTCTTAATTCTGGATGATTTTCATCTAAACTTTTAATGAAGTTTTCATTTTCTATTGTTTTATTAATATCAATTTTAGATTCTCCTTTTGGTGTAACTCTTACTCCAGGACTCATTCCAGGAATTGAAGATCCATATGGAGTGGCTTCACTTGTATATGCAGTTGTTTTTACAGGTTTTAAATTACCTTTTTCATCAAATTGTATATCTTTAGATTTATCTTCAATAAGATCTCCAGTTAAAGCTTCAGATTGTGTTGATGTACCTAATATTTCAGCTTCAGATTTTTTATTTCCAATATATTCTGGAGCATATTGAAAATCTTTTGCAGATTTAGTATTAGCAAATATTTGATTTTCTCCTTCTCTTTTTAAATTATCAAAAGCAGCCAAACTTAAATCTTGTTGTGTTGCATTTGGATGTGATGCTAAAAATTTATCTTTGAAATATTGAGAATCTTGATGCTGTAAAAATAATGGTACTTTAGCAGCAGCCACTCTATCTACATCTTGTCTTGCTACTTGTTCCCAACCAGCTTTTTTGCCAATAACATTACCACTTTCATCAATATCATACCATTCTTTACTAGTACCAGAAGGTTTTATTCCCTTCATCATATCTTGAATAACAGGATAATGCTTTTGTACACCTTTCATTCCAGTATAACTAAAAGGTGTTACTCTATCTTCTTTTGGTTGAATATATTTATAAGGATCATATTCTTTAGAAAGAGGATCATATTCTCCTTTAGAATATCTTTCTTCTTTATCTTTCTGGTATTGTAAATAATTTTGATAATTTGATTCTAATTGTAATCTATTAGGATCATTAGCAAATTGTCTTTTTAAATTATGTACTTTATATTTTGTTTCAGGACTTCCTCCAGTTTTAATATATTCATCAGCTAATTGACTAATTTGATTATTGTAATCTTGAATTAATTTATTTCTATGAGGAGTATGTAATGGATCAGCATTCACTTTTATTAGTGATTGTGCATCTTGTATATCTTCAATACCTTTATCATATTCATGTTGTTGTCTTCTATAGTTATTTTCTATATTTTCCAATGGTAATGGAACATAAGAACTTACTATAGGTCTTTCGTAGACTCTAGACCAGCGATCAGCCATATTTAATTATCTATTAGATGATGTATTATATTTATTTCTTAATACTGGATATTGTTGATTTAACCAATTTAAATAATCCATATCTTGTTGTGTTGCTTTATTACCTAAAGCTCCTTGAGCAACAACAGTACCAATTTGTCCAACATTACCTGTTTTAAAATCTCTATTTGCTGTAACATCATGCTGTCTATCAATATTTCTTTGAGTTTGCATTTGAGCAATTGGTAATTGTGCTTGATTATAAGTGGAGGTATTCATTTGGTCATATTGTTGTTGAATACCTGCTTTATTTCTAGTTAAATTTGATTGTAATCCAGCTAATGAACTCAAATAAGCACTAGAATTTCCACCAGAATTAACTCTTGCTTGTTCTCTCAACATTCTATTCTCCTGATCTGCTATTTGTAAAGCATTTGATGGATTATATTGTTTAAATTCAGGTTTAGCTATATCATAAGTTTCAGGTGCTTTATTAGTAGCTAAAGCATATGTAGGGCCTAATAAGTTTCCAGCCATTATAGCTGCATCTTGCCAACTTGGTTTTGCTCTCATACTTGGTTGTTGACTTGGTAATTTACTATATTCTCTATCAAATCCTGATTGAATAATATCAGATGTTGTATCCACTTCATCTAATGGATAATCATCTATTATACCACCAGATGGATATTTCATTCCACCATAAGCATATTGTATTTCTTCTGGATGATCTTCTGGTCTTTGATAATGAGAACCACTATCTTCATTATTAATATTTAGTTTAGATATATCAACTCCAAGTTTTTTTGCATATTCATTTACTTTTGATTTTTTTAATAATTCTTGTTTATTAAATATTTCACTAAGTTTTTGTTGTTTTAATTGCATATTTAATTCTGCTGTTGATCTTGCTAATGAAGAAGATTTTTTATTATCTAAAACTTTTTCTTCTTTATTCACTTTATATTTTTCTGCCAATTTAGCAAAAGTTTTCTTTGATTCTGGATCTTTAAGTCTATCAGAATAAATTTGTGTACCATTTGGAATATTAACAGGAATACCTCCTTGTGCATGAGAATTTCCATCCACTTGCATTGTAGAACCATTTGGTGATCTCATTAATTCTTCATTTTCAATTTCAGCATTAGGATTTTCATTATCTATTGACATTCCTCCATTAGCATAAACTCCTTTTGGAATATGATAACCACCATAATTATATTTTTTAGAAGTTGGAGCTATTATTTGTTTCTTTATTGGAGGATAAAAATTATTTAAATTAGCTAATGGAGTTACATATTTTTGTTTAGTTCCACCATTAGGAAAATAATCACTTGGAGTTAATGTAAATCCTTGAACTCCTCCATTATTATAATTATATACTTCAGCATCATTTAAAAAATCTTGATGTATTCCACCATCTTCATGTTTCCATTTAGCCGCATTCCTAGCAAAATTAGCCATTTGTCTTACATGAGGATTTTTAGAATGTAGTGCCTCTTCTGTAGTTTTACCTGTTCTTTGTTTATAAGCAGTAAATCTACCTTTATGTGAAGGTTTAATATGAATTCCACCATTTTTATAAGCTGCTTGTGGAGCACCTTCAACTAATGGAGAATTTCTCATATTATTTATTTGTGTGCTATTTATTTTATTTAAATTTTGTTGATTTAAATAATCTTTATCCTGCTGGTTTTGTTTTTGTTCTTGTAAATAACCTAAACCAGCACCAATTCCAGCACCTGCTAATGCTCCCCAAGGTCCAAATTCCATTCCAATTCCAGCACCAGAGATTGCACCATTTAATGCTCCTCCATATGGATAAATTTCTGTTTTTGCTTTTAACTTTGGTTTCTTCATAATTTTAATTGTTATATGTTTTCTTTACATATATCTATCTATTATAAATATACGTTTAATTTTTGAATTTTGCAACTTAATTACATTATAAATTGTTATAATATAATTTATTTAATTATAAGTATAATTTTATTTATTATCTAGGAGATTGTCTAAATTCTGTTGTTATAAGACTTGTTTTTAATAAATTACTATTTGGATTATTATATTGTAATTCAATATTAATGTATTTATCTCTCATTCTTTCACCAAATAATTTTCTTGTTGCTGATATATCTATCATAATATCAGGACTATTAGAAGTTGTATATAATACCCTATTTCTAGGAATATCTAACTTCCATATTCTTTCTGGTCTTCTAATATTATTATCTACTATTAAATCTATCCAATCAGTATTCTGATAGTCATTTGTAACTCTTATTTTCTTCCAAGTATCATCATTATTGTTAATATTTGGATTATTTTCATTAACCGATTGTGTAATTATTTCAAGATTATCAAATACTTTAGTTTCATTTGGAGAATCATTAACTATATATTTTATAGTTGATGGTTGTTTTACTCCATAAAATTCATTATAATTTCCTTTCTCATTTACATAAATAGTTTGAATGTCATCAAATGTAAATACATTTGTATAATCTGATATATATAGTTTTGGAACAAATGATTTGAAAGAAACAAATGTACCAGTTAAATTACTATAAGTAATAGTAAATGAACTTTGAATTCCATTTACTAATCCATTATGTACTGTATAATAAATTTTATCTCTAAGTACATCATAAATTGCTGATATACCACTTAATCCATTAGGATTGACATCCCAACAAGCTTTATCTATTAAATCATGTTTAAAGTTCTTGATTAAATAAGCATATAATCCTTTAACATCTGATATAGGAGCCATTGAAGATCCATCTTTAGTATTTTGGAAATTCATTAGTTTCTTTAGATTTGTATCCATCCAGAATAATCCAGATTTAGTATTTAAAATACTTCCTTGATGTCTAGTTCCACTAGTATTAGAAATATAATCATGTCTTTGTAACTTATTACCAAATCCTAATTGAATTTGAGAGTCCACATCAGGATTATTTAAATCTCCAATGAACACTCTAGGATTAACTTGTAATATACCAAATGCTCTATCTTGCCAGAAAAACATTTTACTATCATGATTTATAATTCCATTTATTTCTCCATATTGACCATCAGCATCCCATACATCTCCAATAGGAAAAACACTCCAATTATCAACTAATTCTCCATTAATCTTGACATTTGAAGCAGCAAATCTATTAATCCATTTATCCACTTGAAAGAAAGTTGATGGGGGAGGAAAATAACTTCTAAGGTTATCTTCTGCTGAATATACAGTAAAATAATTTCCTGATTCTATAATATCAGCTTCATTGTTATTAGCATCTAATGTATAAGTATTATTGGCTCTATCACCAGGTAATAAATCAATATTTATATCAGTTTCTAATGGTACTGTATGTATAATTCCTCTTATATATCCTGTTGAATTTCCCCAATTTTTTCTATAAGTGAGAGAATCATATAAACAAACAAATATATCTCCTCCAAATACTTCTGGAGTTTCTATTGGATCAGCAATTATACCTAATGGAATTGGTCTAAAATGCCCACATGATATATATGTATTTTCAGATCTATCTGAATATGTTCTTCCTCCATATTGTCCAGGATTATCAATAACAATATTAGATATTATAATTGAACTATTTCCAACACTTGCTAAACTATTTTGAGTTTCTATAAAATAAGCATATTGACCAAAATTATCTTGGGCAACATTTGGATCAGAATAATTAATTGTTCTATTATTTATAGATAGACCACTTGATGTGTTTATTTCTGAATTTGGATAACTTTCTTGTCCTGATAAAAGAGTTGATTGAATTATTGGATTTGCTATATTATAACTTGGTGGTGAAGATATACCATAATATTTAAATGTATATTGGTCACTACTACTTGGACCAGTATAATGTACAGAATTAGTTAAACTTAATTGTTGTACAGTTTTTAATTTCATTGATGTATCAATAGTTTTTCCACTTCTTCCAACTCTTGGATAATGTATAAAAAATTTATTTATTGGAGAACCTGCTAAATTTTGTATATTTATTCCCAAATCAGCAACTAAACTGTTTGATCTTTGTATAGCAGAATTAATAAAACCTTGATTAATAATTGTTCTATCAGCATATTTTCTCTGTACCCTTACTATTGAATATCCTCCAATACTATCAGAAATTTGATCTAGTCCTGATATAGAAAATAATATACCTAGTGTTCTTGTTTGTGCTTGTAATGCTCCAGTGCTACTTGTAGTTAATGTTAATGTTCTAAAATCTCCTGAAGGACTTGTTGGATTTGATTGAAAATGATCTGGAAATTTAATATCACCTATCCATTTAACAAATAAAGGTTGCATAGATTTTGTAAAAAATTGAATACCAAATCTGTAAACTTCTCCTCTCATATATCCTTTTAATAATCCAGAATATTGAGGATTTTTATAAGTACTATAAAATGTAGAACCATTACCATTTGAATAACGTTGATAATCTATTGGACTTTTTACTAATAAATTTTGAGAAACATTTTCTGGATAGGCTATAAACCAAGGAGCAAATGCTGCTGAATTAGTTACACCTCCATCAACATTTATTTGTTCTGTTATAAATGTATATGATACATTTGGTCCAGCTCCTCCTAATACATTAGTGTTGGGTTTATAATAGCAAGCATTACCACTTGTATAATCATTAATACAATCAGAAGTTTGTGGTAATGCAGAAGCAGCAGCTAGTGTGTATGATGAATTTATATTATTATTTGTAAGTCTTATATCTTGAGAATTTGGAGAAAAAGATCTGAATGCTCTAGCATCAAAATTATCTAATGTATTAACTAATTCATTCTTTAAGTTTGCAGCAATTAATAAATTATCTTTTTCAGCAATTGTCTTACAATGTGTAAATCCATTATATTGTTGTACAGAGGCTTGTGAATCTGTTATTATTATACCATTTACAATAGCTGATTGATCTACAGAAAAAGTGATTGAAGATTGATTATTTATGGACTTAGTATCTACTCTAACAGATCTTCTATTTACACCAAAATCATCTGTTTCTCTTATAACAACATAAAATTCTATGTTATCAAAATTAATATCAATATTATCAACTTGCCATGTTATTATTTTTGGTGTACTACTTGTATCTCCTACATAACCTTGAAAACTGGATGACATTGCTGTAGCTCCAACACTAACTAAATTACTTATTTCAGAATTAACACTATCTTTAGAAAGATTTTTAGTTAATTTATAATAAGATTGATATACACCACTATGTAAAGCATTTGTTCCACCATCTAATAAACTAACAAATATAGGTTTATAAATTAATACATTTGGAGAAATAGAAAGTATTTCTGGATTTTGTGTCATCACATTAGGATCAGCAACATTAATTGATCTTAAAGGATTATAAAAGTCAGTAAACCATATTTTTCTTATAGCATCAGTTTCATATCTTGTTACTATACCTGTTTGTGGAAAATTCCAATATGTTGACCAATTTAAATTAGCAGCATATATTAATTGAAAAGATGCTGATAATGGATCAAAAGATTCAGTATCATATGAAAATCTCCATATAAATCCATAACCATTTCCTGTAGTTTTAGGATCAATATCATCACATGATGTTGTAAATATATATATTTCTCTATTTATTATACCATAACCAATTGGTTTTTGTATGGTGGTTAATGGAATCTCTAAATTAGAATTTATTCTTAATCCTGTACCACTTACAGTAGTTAATAATAATGCAGATTTTTCAACTATAACCACTCTATTATCATCATAAAAAACAGAAATTAAATTACTGGTAATTAATGAAGCATAATTAGTGATAATAAAAGTATATAGATCAAAATTAGTTGATCCAGTTGTACTAGGAAATATTGTAGATACATTATTTATAGTAATAGTGTTATTTGCATTTATCTTTATAACACTCCAATTATGAATTGGAAATGATGTAGGAATAGTTGATTGTAACTTATTTCCTTTAGAATTAGTTAATACAATAGAACCATTAATTTCATCTAATATAATATCAACATTTAAAGCGTTAGTATATGTATTAGGTTTATTAACAAGTTGATTTCTATCAGCATCTAAACCTCCTAAAAAGTTTGTAGTAGATTTCATATTAAATATTTAAATTTTCTCTTCTTGGCATATTTCTAAAATTTTTAGAATATTCCCTACGCATAGGCATTAACCTAGTCATAATACTTGTAAGATTTTCTAATTGTGCTGTATTAGGCATATTACCACTACCTCTAGCACTATTAACATAAAATAACCAATTTGCTTCTGAAGCATCTTTAACTTTATCTGTTATTTTTCCTTTTCTCCATTCTCTATAATCAATCATATGAATTATAAAAGATTCAATTGCTTTCTGATAATATATATCATCTGGGATCATTGGAAATCCATCTTCATCTAAATGTATTCCTAAATAATTAATACAAACACTTTTATCTTCATCTGGTAGATTACTATCAATTCCATTATTAATATTTGTTATTAAATAACTATCATTTAAATAAAATGTATTACCACAATTATCTCCTTTACAAATAGGAACTTGACATGAATGACAAGCATAATTATTTGCTGCACTTTGACTAGCCCAATATAAAGGTTGTTGTTTATAATTAATATCAATTAGTTTATGAAAACCACATGGTAATTTAGCTTTTCCATTAGCTAATGTAATACAATCAGTTATTTCATCATATTGGCCATATACTCCAATTAACTCTAATGCTTCTGCTGCAAACTCAACCATATCATTAACAGGTATTTCATAGTTTATATCTAAACTGCGATATACTTTAGCTATTATTCTATTGATACTAATATATCCACTTATCATTTTATTTAAGTTTAAAAAAATCTACTTTTTTAATATTTATTGCTGGAGCAATTGTTCTTTTAGCTTTTCTACAAGGAATAAATTTATATCTTGTTTTGCCTATTATAATTGCATTCCTCTTATTCCAATACCATTGATATGTATATTTCTGGTCAAAATATATTACAAATCCATTTTCTTTTGTTCTTTTATAATCAACAGCCCAATATTTCTTTTGTTTATTATAAGACATTTCATTTTTAATTATTTGTAACATTCCCAATCTATAAGGAATTTCAAATTCATTAGAATTATTAACTACTTGATCTAATATTTCTAAATTACATTCTTTAATTATTTTGGAATATTCTTTATAAGAAATTGGTTTTTCTTTATGTTTAGCTTTATAATAATTGTAAAAATCTCTTAAATTAATATCACTTGGCTTTTTTCCTTTTGTTCTCTTTCTCATTAAGAATTAGCTTGTTTTTCCTCTGCTTTTTGCTTATTTGTAGATCCATCTAGATTATTAGTATTTTTCATGTCAAATGTCATAAATGGAGCAACTTTTGTCTTTAATATAATATCAGTTATTTGTGTAGCTAATGTTAATGAAACTGGATATGGACTGTCATCTGTAAAGCATAAATTACCAGAACAATCTGCAAATCTTTTTAAATCTGAAGGAGTTTCAAATAATCCAGCAACTTCTACTACTTCTAAAAATTGGTCATTTGAAATATACAAATAATCATTTTTAACATACCAGCCTCTTTTATTTCCTGTATATTTATTATATTGTTGATATTTAGATTTAATTGGATTTGATTTAGAAATCATATTTCCGTCAATTGTACTAACAGAAACTAACCAATTATCTCTCCAAGAATCTATAGTTGAGGGAAGTCTCAGTTTAGATTTTAATAAATAACAACCACTATCTACCGTGCAACATTCTGAAGCATCTACTTGCTCTAATTCTACACATGGGATATAAGAAATCCAAGAATCATTAATATCATCATGTTTGTTTAAACTTTGAGATATTAATATTGATCTTGTTTGCTCAACCCAATAGGCAATTTGTTGAGTTGGTATTTTGAATTCAGAAGGTAATCCTCCAGAAGAAGCAATCTCCAAAATATCATATACCATATGATTTAATGTAATACTCATTTTAGTTTAGTTTTAAATAAAAAAAGGTCATAAATTTGACCTTTAAATATACTCATTATTTTTGTAATTTACAACTTATTTTAAATTATTATATTAAATAATATTATTCCTATAATAATAAATGTTTCTGTTATAATTAATTTTGTTTTTATTTTATTCTTCTTTTCTAAATTTCTTATTTCTCTTACATTTGATTTTAAAAATTCATCTTGATCCTTAATAAATACTGATTGAGAATCAATAATAATATTTTGATCTCTAATTATTAGGGTGTCATTGGATAGTTGCTTTTGACAAATATTATAATTAATAGTAATTAAAGAATCTTCAGTTTCAAAAAAATGTTCTTTTGTATCTTGTAATATGAAATATTGTATCTCATTAAGAGTTAATGAAATACTATTATTATCTAATACCTTTTGAGCGTAAGATGGAATCCACAATATAATTAGCAGATTTAATACTATTAATGTTCTTATCCTTTTTAAGTTCATTTTGATACTTATTATAATTTAATTTTATTTTTTTATTATTATCTACCATTTGTAGTGATAAAGAATCATTTAGTCTATTTAATTCAACTATTTCCTGTTGTTTTAATCTAATACTATCATTCAATACTGATTCTCTTTTTTTAAATTCATTATATTGATTTTCAATACAATTTGATTTATCTGTAGAATCAGAAAATTCATTATACCACCCACAAGTGGTTATCCCTGTTATTATAACTAGTCCTATTATAGATAGTATAATATAATCATTAAATGTGAATCCTTTCATTTTTTCCTTTTTTAAATTTTCCATATTCATTAATACCAAAAAGAGTTGCAATAAAAGTATAATCTATAGTGAGTATCATTTCTAATTGAGAAAAATTTCCTAGAGATAACCATTTAATATGAATTGCAATTACACATAATATTATAGTAAATGCAGATAGTTTTTTAGAACTAAATCCAATAGATTTATTATCAAATGAATTAATTAATTTGGTAATAATTTGTTTCATTATTTTTTGAAATATAAATCTGCTTCTTTTTGTCGTCTCAAAGTTAATCCATTTAATACTTTTCTACAACTTTTATTCCATTTTTTAAATTCTTCTTTAATAGAAATATCATTTGGATTTAAGTTTACCTTTTTTAGTAAAGTAGAGGATTTTAAATTTTGTATTCCAACATTATATGCAAAACATACTAATGCTGAAAATTGATTTTCTGTGATATCATCTCTGGTTATAGAGTCAACTCCTAATTCAAAAGGAGTTAATGTATTTAAAAGTAATTCTGTAGCTCTTTCTTCTGTAATTATATCTCCTAATTTAAATTTATTACCTTTTTCATCATGTGTACTTCCAAATCCAATTGTTATTGGTAGATTTCCACTTCCAGGATCTACATAAGCTTTTAAACTTAATCCTTCAGAAGATTTAATCAATGTAAGTCCATCTTTATTTATCTTCATTATCTTCTTTAAATTTAGGTTTCCTTTTTTTAATCCATCCATTATCTTGTAGGAATTTAATAAATGTTATAAATCCTACTACCATAGCTGTTCCCCAAGCACCCCATTGAAATATAGTACTAATAGCATCAACTTCATCTGAATGTGTTTTAAAAAAAGAAATCCATTCTCCTGTTAAAGCAAGTAAAATAGAAGTTGCCAAACATTTAGTGTTTGTTGTGTTTGGATCTGAACAAATTAATTCCATATTCATCTTTAATTATAAAAAGTATAACAACTAGTGTTGCTATAGTTAATCCTGTTAATTTAAATAATTCTATATACCTATTATATTCTATTAAATTCATTTTTATTATTATATTTACTATACAACAAAACATTAATCCAAAAACACTAGCAAAATAATATGTACATCTTCTTTTTAAATAGCCTTCAAATAGCCAATATAAACATACAAAAATACTATAACCAAATAATTGATCTATTATATTATAGGTTATAGTATATAATCTGTTATATGCCAATAATGATAAAAGTGATATTAAAAATAATAAGAAAGGACATCCATATTTGTATAGAAGTCTTAATTTTCTCATTTATTTTTTCTTGGAGAATCAACTTTTATTTTTGTTTTTGATGGAGGAACTGGAATTCCCCCATCAAATGGTTTAGTTGGATTTAAAAATTCTTGTAAAAATAATTGATATTGTTTTTCGTTCATTTATTAAATTAAGTATTAAAGAAATAATTATAGTAAATTCTCATAAACTTTAATATGAACCCAAAATCTATGTTCATCAGTTAAAACATTATAATAATCTGCGAAGATAAAATAAATTTTATCAGGCATTTCATCAATAAAAGCATTAGTCTTTATAATTCCAGCATTTGCTCCTTCAGATTGATAAGCAGATTCAAATCTGATTATTGTATTATCAATAGAAAAAGCTCCAGTACATTGGATAGAATAATTACCAGCAGCAGAATATGCCCATACTGGTGAAAATGGTAATGTATTTTTTACTAATAATTTTTCTACTGGTGCTCCTGTTCCTGTTTGTTCTAAATAAGCTTCATATTCATACTTTAGTGTTGCCATGTTGTTTGATTTTTATATTTGTTTTTAGTTATTATTAATTATTAAGGATAAACTCTTATATTCATCCACCATGTATTATCATCTATTGCAGTTCCACTGCCAATAAAATTTGATGTTAAAATAGTTACTTTATCAGGTAGATGTGGGTGATATATTAAAGAATATACTCCACCAAATGTATTATTATAAGCCATATTAATAAATACTGCTGTTTTTCCAACTGGAAATCCTCCAGTTTGTCTTAATTCATAATTTCCTGCTGAAGCTCTAAACCATACTGGAGTAAATCCTAAAGTATTCTGAAAAATTGTAGAAACTGGAGCATTTGTTCCTGTTTGTGTTACAATTGCATCATAGACAGTATAAGGAGTAGATCCTCCTCCACCCCCACCTCCTGTTGAAGATGTAGGAATTTCATATATTTTTTTTCTAACTATAACACTCATATTTATGTATATTATTTATAATAAGTTATATTTAATTGAGTAGTTCCACTGGTCCCTTGAATCACTTTAAAATTTCTTAAATTTTCACTTGTTGTTATTTCAAATACTGCTGTACTTCCTTGAAACCAACCTACACTTGATGTTGGAATACTTCCATCTTCCCAATATCTAATGGCATAATCTGTCACTGTTGATTCTACTTGAATTAAAGCTGATTTTGCTTCTGATGGAATAGTGAGTCCTTGAGCAGCAGTTGTAACTGTTAAAGTTTGTTTACTAATAGCATTTTTTTCATTTGTTAATGCTTGTAATATTTTGGTTAAATAACCAACTTCCGTTTGTATAATTGACATTTTATTATATTTTAATTAGTTTATTATCCTGTAACATCAATTTCTAAAATTGCTGTAGTATTTCCTGTTCCAACTTTTGTATATACTATATCAAATGAACTACTTGTAAAATTATTAGTAATAATTGTCCAACCATTACCACTACTATCAGTTCCAGCAGCACACATTAAATTTGATGAAAAAGGTTCAAATACAGTACTGAAAATATTTCTGTAACAAGAATGATGTGTTCCATCCGATCTTCCAAATGAACCAGCACTATAAACCGGAATTCCAGAAAATACTAATGTTATGTGAAGTAATTTTGGGGCAAATGTTGTACTTACAGTAACTGTTCCACTTCCTGCTACTGTTGTTCTTGTTGCTTGTATGTGTTGATGATTAAATCCACTTAGAATACTAGGATTAACTGTAGCAACATTATTTAAATCAATTGTTACATCACCAGTAATTAAATTATTACTTGTACTATCAATTAAATCTGCAAATTGAGATTGTGTTGGGTAATCACCAGTTTCAAAAAATGTTTTTAATGTTGTTGCATTTCTTATTGCCATTTTATTATATTATTAATGTTATTAGGATACAATAAAATTACATCCTATTTGCATACTTCCTATTCCTTGTGAATTTTCACTTCCTATATATTTATATCCATAAGGTTGAAAACATATTCCTGTTAATTTTGATAATTTATCAAACACTGATTCTATTTCTGTTTCAGTGAGACAATTATTTGTATTACTATAAGTAGTTGGATCACATTGATAAATCTTATAATCTAACATCATATCAATATAAACACTTAATATAAATAGTTTATTTTGTATTTCAATTGTGGTTTTTTTACCATATCTTAGAGCATTAATATAATCATTTAACCATTCTGAATATTTTTGTCCAGATAATTGAAGTCTTACGTTTAAATCTAATTGTGAAAACATTTTTCTTAATTTTATGTTCTTACTATTCTTAATGTTACTAGAACTTTTCCTCCTGCTGTTGTTTTAGCAGTATTTATTGTTATTGTTTCAAAAACTGCAAATGAATTATTAGCAGTTACTGCACTTGCATAAACTGTTCCAAAAATATCAGAAGGAGCAAAAACAATTGGTGTTGTTACAGTCATAGTAGTTCCTGATCCATCTTTTAATATAATTGTTCCACTATCTGTAGCAGCAATAGGTTTTATAGCTGATGTATATATCTCTATTATAGTTCCTGGGTAAGGCATTCTTATTTTATAAGGCCCTTGTTCATTTGCTTCAAATGATACTGGAACTACTAATAATTCGGTTTGTAGAATAGTTGATAATTTATCTGTAGTTACATTATTATTAGCAATCATTGTAGTTAATACTTTATTTGCTCCAATTGTTGTAACTCCACTTCCATTTATTGTAATATCTCCAGACATTGCTGTAGAATTTATCGTAGTTCCATTTCCAAGTAATAAATTACCAGAAGTCTTTGCACTAAATTCTTCTATATTATTAGAAGCATCACTTCTAAGCATATACCCTTGACTAGTAAGTTGTTCTATTTTAGGAAGAGTAATTTCATTATCTCCTATTTTTGATGTACTAATTGAACCGCCCAATAAAGATGCTGGTATAATTAAATTTGTTTGTTGTTCAGAAAAATCTGGTCTAACAGATACATTCCATGTTCCAGCAGCAGTATAATATGCTGTTATATCACATCTTGAATTAGCTTGAGCATCTGTTAAATCTACACCAAAGAATGATACTGTTATTCCTCCACTATAATTAGAAACTATATTTCCTATATATTCTATGTAAAAAGTACAACCTTGATTTGGTGTTCCTGTATGGATAAATTCTTGATCTGCTAATAACACAACAGAAGTTGTAGAACCAATTACATATTTACTATATGGTGCTCTTACATCCAAAGAAACTGTTCCTCCAGCAGCAAGAATTGAATAATTATATATTGAGTTTTGTACTGGCATTTTATTTATTTAAAAATATTACACTTAATTGTTTTGATGTTGCTGTTCCAGATCCACTTACTCTTTGCATTTTAATGTCAATTGGAATTGCATTTGCAAATGTTAATGCTCCAGAACCATAAGTATTTCCTGATGCTCCCCAAGTAAAAAATCCACCAGAAGTTGCATCAAATGATGTCATTATTGATTCAAAGAAATAAGTTGTTGCGCTTTCTCTTGTTATTGTTGCTCTAAGTCTTGCACATTTAGTTCCATTTGGTAATGTATATGTTCCAAATATCACACTATTTATTACTAGTGTTAATGTAAATTCATCTGTTATTACAGATTTTTCAAGCCAAGATGTTATTAATAAAGCATCTTGATTTGTATTACATTGTCCAGCAGTTACTGTATATGATAATAATGTTGTAAGAGTTGTTCCACTAGTTGTAGCACTTCCTGTTGTAACATTATTTAATACAGATACTCCATCAGTACCATTAGTTCCATTTAATCCATTAGCACTAAAAGTTAGAACTAAATTATCAGAAGCTGTATAAATATTTGTAGGTATTGTAGCATTTGAAGCAACAGTATATGTTACTGTTAATGTATGATAGGTTCCACTATCAGTGACACCTGTTATAAGACCAGTCCAAAATTTAGTACTATCAAATTCTTTATATATAGTTATTGATCCATAACTTCCAGAATTTGAAAAACTATCTAGTAATAAGTCATAATCTATACTATTTAATCCAGTATCAGATACATAGATTGATGTTACTAAACTTGAAGATGTATTATTAAATCTTATTTCTCCAGAACTTGGGGAAATCACTGTTGATGTAGAAAAACTCCATCTTCCATTAATTCCTCCATGATTTCCATTTGATCCTGGAAGTCCATTATTTCCTGCCGGTATTGCTGTACTATTGTTGTTGCAACTCATTTTATTTTATTATCTACAAGTGGTACATTCTTGATTTCTACACAACTTATTCAATTGTGTTAATGTATTGTTAAAAGTTGTGGTGTCATTACAGTTTAATGTGTATTCCAGTCCTTTTAACATTAAATATGCTTTTATAGAATTACTTTCTATAGATTTTATACAATCAGAGCATTCAGTATCAATATCTAAAAACATTGATTTTACACAACAAGCTACATTACAATAAAGTCCTTGTGTTATTGTCTGTGTTATTATTGTTCCTAATGTTGTTGTAACAGTGTATATAAATGTGTATAATCCATCAGTGATAGTTCCACTTGAATATCCTATATCTTCTCCAAGAATTGTAAATTCTAATGTTTTATCTGTTGTTGGAAATCCTGTTAATGTAATAACTGTTTCAACATCAGTGGGTGATGTTATTGTTAATGTAGCAGTGGCATTTGTTATACTTTCATTTGGTGAATTATAACCATTTAAATTATCTAATGAATAAGCTCCTGTGTTATCATTGAATATCAATGAAGAACATCCGTTTACTTGACAGATAGAGAATTGTGTAGTAATTGCCATTGTATTTATATATTTTAAACTAAAAAAGACACTTAACCCCCTAGACAAGAGAAAGGAAGAAAACTAGATCTAGGGGGTGTGTCAATAATAATAGTGTCTTCCTTCACTATTCAATCAATTTATTAAATAGCTATATCTGCTGGTGATAGAGGTGTTGTAACCATCCAACCATTCAATATATCCATCCAATCTTGACTTTCTGCTGATGCAGTAGTCATTGCTGAGTTACCTGTTTGACCAGATATAATAGCTGGGGATGCTATGACAATGTTTTTTCTTGAAAGTTGACCTACACCAGAACCATCTTGTAATGTTACATCTTGTACAGTGATATTAATTATATCATACCAAGCTTTAACTAAAACAACTCCTGTTGCATTTGTAGTGGTGGCTACTGCTGTTAAAATTGCTACAGTTGTAGATGCCATATATTTTACTTCATAGAATACACCATCAAGTGATACAATTGATCCTGGTTGTATTTGAGGGCCTGTTGCTACAGAAGCACTAAATGTTACTGAATCAACTCCAATAGTTGTTGCTGATGTAATTGTGTATGCTCCAGTTGTATAACCTGCTGAACTAGCCAAAAATGATTGTGTTGGAATAGGCCAAGTTGTTCTGTTAAGCAATCCATAGTATTTATTTTCTAAGTTATAAACTTGATTATAAGTACCAGTACCATATTTCATTGTTTGAATTTGTGAACAAGTTGTTGCACCAAATCCACTTGAATCATCTACATGACAAGAGAAATTAACTAATTCTTCTTGATATTGTGTATTTTGAAATTGATTAATTGTTAATCCAGTTACTTCAACACCATGATTAGTAGCTCCAGTTAATCCATAAGCTCCAGTACCATCACCAACTACTACTGCAATGATTTCTTTTACCCCAGAAACAGATGAACCAAATGCTGAACTATTAATAGCAGCAGCTAATTGAGTTGCAATACTTAATTGAGTTGCACTTGCAGAAGATGTAAATGAAATTGAAAGTCTTTCTGGTCTAACTGAATAGAAAGATTTATCATTTTTAAATATAATACTTGCAGTGTATTCAGTAGAAGCATTTACTTCAATTGAACCAGTGGCAGCAGTTGCTGTTGAACTTGATGTATCAGGATTTGTTAAATGTGCTCTAGTATAACCAAATCCCCAAACACAACGTCTTGAAGGTTGATAACTTTCACCTTTAAATCCTACAACAGAGGTTCCTCTTATTGGATTACTTTTTTTGAAATCACCATTAGCTAGTTTATTAACTATTTGTATATAAGGTTGTGTCCTTATTGTATCATTACCTGCTGGATCTAATGTCAGCATATCTGAACCAACAACACCTGTTTGAACAGCAATTGCATTTAGTGCTGTATTATTTGCACTTAGAGCAGCACCTGCACCTATAAAAATTTCTGTTACATTTCTTTGAATACTCATTTTAATTTTTTATTAATTTGAAATTATTATTTATTTTGTTTTGTTTATTGTTTATTATTATCCTGCAAATGGTGTTGCTACACTACCTGTTGCTGTTTGTGTTCCATTTACTAACCAAGCATTTAATCCTGTACAAACTACAGTGTATTGATCTCCAATTATTCCACCTGTTGTACTTCCATTTCCGCTCACTTTATAATTACTAGAACCATTTGGTGCATATTTTGCAAATGCTGGTGTAGCTGTAACTTGTTGCATAATTGAACTTCCAGCTATAAATAAGTCAGAAGATGAAGCTCCTTGAATAATTGCAGCATTACTTGTAACTGTTGCAGTTTGAATAAATTTAAATGTTACACCTACATTAGCAGCAGTTGCAGCAGGTAATGTAAATACATTTCCAGCAGCAGCATTCAATAAACATATTGCTCCTGATTGACTAGCAGTTAAAACTGTAGGAGAAGCATATGCAGTTCCAGCTATTACTGGAGATTGAATTGAAGTTCCACTACCAGCAGTTCCTGGAGAAATTATAGGAGTTGTTAGAGAGGTTGTTGCAGTTAATGTTGCTGCTGATGCTGAAGTGAATGATAATACACCAGAAGCTGATGAAATTGAGTTCAATCTATCAATAATAGATTTTATAACAGCATATTGTGCTCTTGGAAATTGTTGAATTATAGCACCTGTTGATGGCTGTAATGGTAATGATATTAGTGTCATTTAATTAATATTAAATTTGTTTATTCTGTTTTATTTAGTACTATTTGTGAATAAGTATTAATTCTATTAGTTTCAATATTTTCAAGAGCAATCATAATAGCTGTATTTACTATTTCCTGATGTGTGTGTTCAGATAATTCACAATCTACATTTGGTAAATTACTACTATCTATTCTAACTGGTCTTTTTATATATCTTATTTTATAAGAATTGATTGTTGATGTTGGACTATGTAGTAATTCTACACCTTCTTTTGTCATTAATCTTAATACTTTTTCATCAGTGGGTTTAGCAAATGGATTACTGATTATTTTACTATAATCATTATGTTGTATTCCAAGAGTGAAGACATCTTCTGTTTTACTTACTCCACAATCAGTAAATGTAAGATTTGTTAATTCTTGTATTGTTATCCAATGATCTGCTGGTAATGTTATAAAGTTTGCATTAGAGTTAATATTATCACTTGTATTTGCTAAAGGTGTAATATTTTGTGTAACTATTAATGCTTTTAAATCTTCTGTTCTTTTTTGAGTTTCTTCAAAAGATTCTTTCTTTATATTATTATATCCATATCTCTGCTTAACAAAAGCATCTTGAGCTTGATTTAATACTAAATCTATTTCCTCTGGTTCAAGATTTGGATAATTTTTGCTATCAAATTTATCTAATCCTTGTTTAAAGGATATGACCATTTCTGAAGCTGTCATTATTTTTTAGTTTTAGTTGCTGCTGTAGCTGCTAGTTTAACTGATTGATTTCTTAAATCTTTAAAATAAGCAATTACTGATTCTACAGAACTTCCAATAGTTTCATTTTGAAATGTGTAATAATTACCTTTTTTAATTAAAACACCACCTTCAAGCATTTCTTCAATTTCAATTCTTAATTTAATATCAGGATTCTCATAAAGTTCTAAGAATTTCTTTGGATTAGCATCTACTTCTTTAAATAAAGAGGTATTTACAAAAGCTTCACTCACTGTATCTAATCCACGTTTACCATATAGCTTCAAATAACCTTTTTTCTCTTCTAAAGAAAGTGTTCTTAGAGCATCTAAGGCATTCATCTTATAATTGATAATAACTTCTTCAACTTTAGCTTTAGCCTCTTTATCATCAATAAAAAACTCTGCAAATGGTTTATTTTTTATATCAGTTTCATTAATTGCAATATTACTACGTTGCATTAATACACCAAGTTTTATTTCATCTAATAGAGTTTCAACACTAAAAATAAATGGTTTATCTGTTGGTAGTCTTAAATTCAACAATGGTCCCCAATATTCTGCATTATTTCTTGATAAAGTTCCTTTTGGAAGACCTAATTCTTCACAATAAAGAGTTTCTTGTTCTTTTGTTAAACCAGTTTTATATAAACCAGTTTTCATTTCCAATTGAGCACCCTCAATTGCTATCCCTGTTCCTGAATAATTAGATATTCCAGAAAATTTACTTCTTGGAATTGCTTTAATTACTACTTTCTTTGGTGTTATTTCTATCATTTTAATTTTTCCTTTATTAATTTTCTGTAATGTTCTCTATTTTAAATATAGTTAAAATAAATGATATTATCAACTTATTATTTAACTATTTATAATTTAATAAGAGATGATAAAAGTTTTTAGTTTCTACCATCTCTTATTTAATCTTATATTAACTAATATTATCAATATCCAAAATTAATTGGGCTGCATCAGTTGGATTTCTCAACATGATTCCCTGTTCAGACATTGCAATGAAATCATATCCATCTTTACCTGTTGCAGAACTACCATTCCTTTTAGGACCAGTTGGGCCATATAAACCTTCAACATAAGTAGTAACCATTTCCCTACCTTTTGTATAAACCTTTTGAATATTAGGTTCTCCACCTGAATATGATTTAAAGTTTAAGAAAGTTGCTTTATATGATTCTGCTGGTCTTCCTGTTTGAGGATGTAAAGCTCTATTTCTCCAAGTGTTATTATATGGAGCATATTGTTTCAATGTAATTTTATCTCCATTTAAACCAACATATGTTTTAAATTGATTTCCAAATTTCAAATCTTGATCTCCACCTTGAATAAAATGACTATCAACAAGTGTATAATTGGAAGCAGAACGTTTCATTGCTTGGTCAAATAGATCCATGAAATTTCTACCACATAATGCAATATATTCACGTTCACCATCTTCAGTACCATTGAATGCTAAATCATTCATGAAATTCCTAATAGTATTTTCTGTTAGTGAAGTGTAATAACGTTTGTTAGATGGAGCAATTTGTTGTTCTAAACCTGCTGACAAATAAACTGGATGACCACTAGCACCTTTCATATCAGTGGTACCATCTGCTTTAATATTTGATTTACCATACATTAAAAGTAATTCAATTTCATCCATCCATTGACACCAGAATTCCCATTCTGCATATTTAACCCATGTAGAAGCTAATTCAGTTCCATCAGGATTCATCAATTTCATTTCTAACACTTTATCATGTACAGCACCTGTAATAGAATATTTCTTTCTAACAGTTGACATATAATTTTGCATTAACACTGGTGTAGTAAAATGAGTTTCACCTGAAGTTTCAGAAGCATCATTTTCAACAGCATTAAAATCTTTAGATAATTCTTTACCTACAGCAAGTAATGATGCTGGAATATAATCTGCTTGGTTATTTGATACTAGTTGTAATGTTAAGATCATATCAGTACCATCATCATATGGACTTCCCATTACTCTCATTGAATAACGTCCATCATCTGGAATTAAAATATCACCTTCTGCAAACCAACGTTCTCCAACACCTACTTTAAATGTGGTTGAAGCAATACCAGGAGTTGCTGTTACAGCATCAAATACACCCCTTGTAATAGGAATAGCTTTTCTACTATCACCCATAATAGACCAACGATAAATAATATCATTCATCTCTTTAGCTTTACCCATACCACTGGTTAAATAGGATAGAGCATTTTTATAGTTATTTTGTTTATTGTAAACTCGTGTAACAATCAAACTAGCCATTTCTGGTTTAGTTAAAAAGAATGTACGCAAGTGGTTGGCATCAGTTAAACCTGCGTGCCAGTTCTGTTTGCTAATCTGTAAATCGCTTATTTGCATTTTTATTGTTGTTTATTGTTTAATCTTTATATTTTTAGTTTAGCAAATCCAGCAAATGGATCTGAATCTATATCATCTTTTGTAATTTTGCTTTGAGGAGATTTTTGTTTTTGTCTTGTATCTGTAAAATTACCAAGTTTACCTCTTAGTTCACTTACTTTTTTTGTTTCAAGTGATTTTTCAAGACTACTAACATCCCATTTATTTTTAAGAAGGTATGCAAAAATATATCTGGAGTCTTCATTTTCTTTCATATCTTTTTGATATGCTGTCTCTTGAGATTTTTTATCAACAACTTTAGTCATATAATCCCAAAGATCATTTTTTGTTTTGGGAGTCATTGGAAAACTACCAATTTTTTCCTTATCAAAAAGTCCTTTTTTAAAACTATCCCATTCAGCTTGTCTTTTTTCTTCCTCTTGTTTAGCATATTGCTTTTGAGATTCAAGAAAAATATTCTTTTGTTCTTTTTCTACTTTTTGTAGTTTCTTTAAATGTGTAGCAGCTTTAGTTGCTAGTTTCTCTGTATCTTTATATAGATTTATTTGATCTTCGATTTCAGCTTCATCATAATCTTCAAGTTTTAAAGCCTCTCTAATTACATATTCCTGATTTTCCTCATTATCTATATTGAATTCTTCAAAACTACCATCTTCATAATAATACTTATGAAAATCTGCTGGTTTACCACCTTGTTCAATGAACTCTAAGAACTTTTTACCATCTTCTGGTATAGTTTCTTTATATTTAGTAATACCTTTTTTAATTGTATTATCTGTAACTCTTAATAGATCCTTTTCAGATTCTATTTTTTCACCTTCTTCTAAATCAATAACACCTTCTTCTTCTAAGAATTTAGCAAATCCTAAGAATGGATTTGAATCTTCTGTTTCTTTCTGTTCAATAGAAGTTTCTTTAATATCATCCTCAACAACCTTTTTTGTTGTTTTTCCTTTATCAGGTTTAGATGCAGCTTCAAGAGCAGCCAACTCATCTTCAGATAAGTCATCATCTTCTACTTCTTTTAGAATTGGTTCTTTCTCTTTAGGTTCCTCTTTCTTAGAAACTTTAAGTTTTGGTGCTGGGTTATTTAAATTTTGATTTAAAATATCAAATCCACCAAATGGATCAATAACTTCTTCTGGTACTTCTTTAATTTTTGTCATTTTATAATTTCCTTTATTATATCCTTTAATTGAATATACATTTTTTTAACTAATTATGCAACTTATTTGTTAATTATTTTTATATTATTTTAAATTTTCTAGTTTATATATTGTTGAATAAACTAATTTGGTTATTTCATCAATTTGATTTTGCATATAAGTTTCTTTAAATTTTGAATAAATATCTCCATCATCTATTGATTTAACAAATGCTTTTAATACCGTTAATTCATTAGTTGAAGAATTTGAACTTGGTATTATAATAGATTGTATTCCGTATTTTCCTTGATAACTTTCAATTAATCCATCAATTAAATCTAATAATTCATCATAGAATGAACCTAGTGCCATATGTATAGCATATGATTTAGCTGCTAAATGACATAAATGTGTTTGATCTCTTAATTGAAATAGTTTACCAAAGAAATTTGGAATTGATATTGTATTACTTGTTGTAAACTTTAACTCTTTCATTATTTCTTTTTAATTGTTGGTTTATTTCTAGCAGCTATTTTTTTAACTGCTATTTCTTTTTCTTTTAATTTAAGTTGTTTGTCTTGCATTTTTTCTTGAGATTTATTTTGAACTTCTGTTTGTTTTATTTTTAGTTTCTCAACCATTTCTCTAGATTTAAGTTTATCTTTTTCAAGTGATACTTTATCATTGTGTTGTTTCTCTTTATTTTTTTCAACTAAAGTTTTATGAAATACATCACTTTCATGTTTTTGTCTTTCTAGAGCTACTTTATTTAATTCAAGAACATCTGGTATTTGATTTTGATTAACATCTGTTTCTTTAGCAAAACCTAATGCGGATATTGTGGCTGTTTCTATTTTAGTATTATTAGTTGTATCGGCTATATAAATATCTTTATCTCTATCTTTTTGTTTTTCATCAGAATTGTAGTTTTGTAAATCTTGTTCATGTTGTTGTTGATACATTAATACTTGTTTCTCATGATCTTGCTGTTGTTTAGAAGTATCTTGTTGTCTTTGATAGAATTCCGCTTCTGCTCTTTTTAATATATTAACTATATCTTTAGGACTATCATTTAATACTGTGTCTATAATTTGTGATAAATCAACTTTTTGTTGTTCCATTGCTACTTGAGCTAATTGATCTAGTTTTGATTTTATTAATTTATCCTTATCTAAGTTAGATACAAATACAGCAAATTCAGAATTTTCAAATTCAAATTCTTCTAGGTGTAACATTTCTAATGTTAAGTCATCATTAACATATTGTGTAACCATTCCATTTCTATAACATATTTTTGCTATTTCAATTAATGATTCATATATTCTTCTTCTAACTTCCTGATGACTATCAAATAGATATTGTGTAATTGTTTCAGATTGATTAATAGTTTGTTGTACATTTCCAACAGCTTCATCCTGATGTATTTTACCCATTCTTTGTTGTGATACTCCAGATACAGTATAAATCTGTTGTTCTAGAAATGATAAATAATTCATGTATTGTTGAACAGAGTTTGTTAAACTCATATCCAATGTAGTAAATTGGTTAAAATGATTACCTGCTAATTTACCTAATGCTTGACCTTTTTTACCTTCTTCAAATGAATTTATGAATGCTATTTTATTTTCTTTTAAATAATACATCCAATCATCTAAACTAATTCCTTCACTTTTAGGAATTTGAGCTAAATCCATTAGCATGATTTTACCTAAATCACTAGCAAATACTAATTGTAATTTCCAAGAAATAATATCATATAAATATTGATAACTCTTTAATCTGTCAATTAAACTCACTGATTTAGAATTAGTTGCCTCATATAAAAATCCTGTATATCCTAATTTAGTGTAATAGGGATTATCCATTCTCACTCTTTGATTTGGTTTACTTCTAATACCAATATATATATCTGCTCCAATTCTTACACCTTCCCAAGCATCATTTTTCCAAAACCAATCTACATTGGCATCTGGATATACTTCTTTAAATTCTTTAAATAGTTTTTTAAATGATTCATCTACTAGTTTTTTAACTACTTCTCCTGTTTCAGTGTCTGTATATTCTAATGTTCCAACTAGTTTCATACCCATCCATTCTACTCTATCAACTCTCAATGAGAAATTACTTGAGTTATTATTAGTTGAACTACTAGAAGGTGTTACTCCTCCTAGTACATTTGTTCCTTGTACTACTTCAAATACAGGTGTAAATCCTCCAGTAGAGTTAAATGTTCCAAATATACCATTAGAATATGATTGAAGTTTATCTAGATCATCTTTGGATAATTCATCACCATATTCATCTATAATTGATGGAATTGTTAAAAGTCTTTCTTCAATTACAGCTATAGCATCATCAATGAACATATCACTATCATCTAGTATAACTGTCATATTTAGTGGATTACATCTTCTTAATGCTGGTTCTCCATTTAATATACCTGTCCAATAGATCTCTTCTCCTGCTATTAAAGCATCTTTAAATCCTTGATTTATTAATAACTTTGTTTGAAGTTTCTTTTTTAATATTTTTAATAACTTATTAGATTTAGATTCTAATAAATCTGATGGACTGGCTCTTTCTATTTTAAGAATTTCTTCTGGTGTTGGAGGAGGATTATTAGGATCAATTGTTGATGGGTCTATTTCTCCTAATAATGATCTTTGTAAACTTTCAGTTATTCTTTCTTTTAATTTGGTAGTTTTTCTAGATATATCTTGTGATGATTCTGAATAAACTAAAGCATTATCTGGTTTAACAGATTCTTCTCCTAATAGTTCATGTATAATTGGAGATATTTTATCATGATGAATAAATGAATCTGCAAATGTTCCTGATTCATTCATTGGATCACATATTTTTCTAATATCTGTTATATCAACTCTACCATTAGCTAAATCATAATTAGTTATTTTCTTAGCTCTATCTGTTCTTAGATTAGTACCATTAGTATAACGAAAGTTAATATAATAATTAACTGATGCCTTCTTCCATTCTTCTGTTCTTTCTCTTTCTGTTACTCTTTGATTTGGTAGAGCAGAAGAACCACCAAGATTTTGTTCATTTGTAGAAGCCATTTTATGTATTATATGTTATGTTTAAATTCTTAAATTTACTATTTGTAATTTGTCTTTTATCTAAATACTTTTTTAAATAAGGATCTTGTCCCCAAGTTGAAGCATTTTGTGTCATATTATCTACATGAATTTTATGTAGTTCTTTTGTTTGAAGAATACATAACATAAATGCAATAACTCTATCATAGTTACCTTCAACATCATAAGCTATTAATTCTTTTAATAGTCCTATAGACTTAATTGTATGAAAGTTAAATATCTTCTTTCCATCAATATCATCTCTTTCTGTATATAACCAATCTTTCAAATATAACTCACACATATCCTTAATTCCACTACTTCCTCCATTTCCTCTATTCATATGACATCCATATCCCCTTTGTACTTTAGAGTCCTTAATAATGTCTTTAATCATATGATCTGGTTGTTCCCACATTAAGTATAATGAGTTTTTATTTGAAAAATAATTCTTCATTCCTTTTAATTGATTTTCATATAATACTTTAGCATTATAATAAATACAAAGTCTTCTACATTGTTCATAAAAATCATCTGCAAATTTAGGTCTACCTGTAAATTCAGCTACAATTATATCATGAGTTTTACCTTGTTGTATAAATCTCTTATAAACATAAAAAGAACCTAATGATCCACTTCCTGATTTATCCATATCATAAGGGTCACATCCAGCTATATATAAACTATAAGGAATATCTTTAGATTTAAATTCTGGTCTTTCCCAAATAGCAATGCAACCAGTATTATCTTCATCTGGTTTTAATGGGAATGATGTTATATAAGTTAAATCTGAATTTGGTTGAAATTCTAACTCTTCACCCTTCCAAACTAATTCTCCTTTTTCAACTTGATCTCTTAATGATGGTGTTGTTTCTAATTCTCCTAAATGTTCTAATAATTCTGGAGATGCAAATATAGCTCCTTTGTTTCTTAAAAATGCTTCTTGCCAAGTTAATGGAAATTGTGTAACTGCTCCATGTTGTGCTCTTGGATCAAGTCCACCTTTTGCTTTTTCTCTTTGATAAAGAATATCATCAATAGCTGCTTCTTCGTTTGAATTACCATCACTATCAATCATTGGTTGTCTATACCATTTAGATAGTTTATTCATACAAAGTCCTTCTCTGCCTCTAGCTGCTGTACTAAAATAAGCAATTCTTTTCATTGGATTTTCTGGATCTGGAAAATCTAACATATTATATTTTTCAGGAGTGACAAACATTTCATAAAAATATTTACTTCCTGTATCCATGTCTCCAGAAGATCCAAATATAATTGCTACACCTGAATACATTGAACCTGTTTTAATAAGAGGTTCTGTAAATGAATACATATCTGTAATATTAGGAAATACACCACCTTCATCTAATATTAATTTTCCAGCAGATTTACCTACTGCTGCTGTAGGATTATCTTTAAAACTAATAGCCCTTACAGAACTATTATAACCTTTCCATACTTTAACTCCTCCAACATCTGATTGATACCTAGCTACTATATTATCTTTTAAATCAGGATTTCTTTGTTTTCTAAATTCTGTATTTATATTAATAAAGTTTAAATTATCAATAACCATTTGCATAGTTGTTAAAGCATAACTACTTAGAAAAGCTCCAATAATAGAATTAGATTTTGGAAAAAATGTAAATTCCCAGGCACAAATTGCTGCTGCTTTATATGACCATCCTTGCCTTCTTCCTTTTACTGCTAATAGACATTTTTGATATTTCTCACAATATTCAATCATGTGGAAATAATCATAATCTAAATCCATAAACATTGGAAACATTTCTGTTTTTTTACCAATAGCATAATTATATCCAGATATTCTACAGAAATTTAAATAGAAAAAATGATGTCCTGTAATTCTAATTCCTTTAGAATTGATGAAACCATATAAACATTTTTCTCTAACATCTTTCCAAAATTTTATATAATCATCAGTACCTTCTATAGAAAGAGTGTAGAATCCATATTTAATAAAATGGTCAGCAAGATAACTAAATTCTTTAGAATTTGTAAATAATTCAACTTGCGGAACATATGGATTACCAATACTACTCATTAATTTTCCTCCTGTTCAAATAAACCTAATTTTGCACCACCTCTAACTTTTGTATTTGATTGTTCTTCTTGTTGTACTTTTTTTTCTAGTATAGCAAGAGTTTCAAAAGCTTTTCCCATTTTTTCAATTACACTCATCATAGTAGTTGCTTTCTTTTCACTATTAGCATCATCATCTGTAAAATCTATATCATCTAAATAATCTTTTAATTTATATAATGCCTTTCTCACAGAAGTTAGTAAATCTTCACTTACTGTTTTATTTTTAGTCTTATTGGTATTTTCTTCCTTTTTAGCCACTATCCTCTTAATATAATTTTAGCTTGATCTTGAGAAACTACTTCAATTGTTTTCTTCCCTTCTAATTCACATACTCTTTTATCTAGTTCAATTGCAAATCCACCGTAATCACCCATACCTTCATAAAGATTCTTAATTTCATTTTGAGCAGATTTAATTCTGCTGTATAATTCAATTATAGCACCAACAGCATCTATATAAGGTTTACCCTCATGTTGCTTTGTATATTTTTCAATAAATTCACTTGCTTTTTCTTGTTCCTTATTCATTTGTTGTTATAAATTGATGTATTAAATTACTAAAACTATTTACAAATTTTTCATCTTCACTCAACTCAGTATAACCTAGATGGTCTAAGCAGGCATGAGTAACCTCATGCAAAAATGTCTGATCTAATTGCTCTGTGGTTAGTTTATACTTTCTTGTAGATTGTTGTAATGTTATTTTATTTTTACTAAATTCCCATAAACCATATGCTTGTTTTTTATCTAGAAGTGTTCTAGAGTATTTAACTTTTATTGTTTGGTTAAATAATTTGAATTCCCTTGGTATTACCATCTCTTCAGTCCTGTTATAAAGACAGGTTTTATTAGTTTCTCTATTTCCTCAAATTTATGATTTAATCTAAAATATCTATCATCGCCGTTAGGTTCCTTTACTATACACCATTTTTTACTAGGAACTCCTTTAGCATTTAAATAATGTTCTACTAATAATCCATTAGTTTCAAACATCTTTTTATATTCTACATTCCTTTTTATTAACTTTTGTATTCCTTTTTTGTCTGTTTTATAAACATCTGTTAAAACTTTAAACACTTGTATTGGCATAATTTGAATTATTATATTCTGAAGTTTTAATATACATAACTGATACTGGATCAATAAGACTTTCAAATGATTCTACTTTTACATATTCATATTTATCATCTATTCTCTTTATTAGAGATTTAGCAATATTAAAAATTTCTATTGCTAATGAAGGATTAAACTTTAAAAAGTTTGAAAACGTATAATCATAATTAACTTCTAGTTTTGATACTCCAGTTACTCTTAATTTAGTTTCCATATATGTTACCATTTTTTTAAAGGACATTCAGATCCTGATCTTGCTTTTAATTTAAGAGCACATCCACAACCCTTAATTCCATTATGTTCTTTCTTTTTACTACAAACTCCTTCATCTCTTAAAGGACAATTAAAACATTTATTAAGTCTTTCTTTTGCTTTAATTTCTATTTGTTCATCTTTAAATATAAAATTAACAAATCCTTCAAAGATTTCCTGTGACTGTTTTATTAGACTCATTTAACATCTTCCTTTTAATTTCATATTCAGCTTTTGTTGGTGGTTTCTTCTTTCTAGCAAACTTACCTAAATATATAATTTTTATTGTTTTATTACTATAATCTTGTAATTCATCTTTTATTAGGTTCCATTGTGATCTTGAAACTTCTTCTATTATATTTTTATCTATTCCTAACTTATTTGAAACTGTTTTAGATATATCATCTATTTTAACTTTCATTTAATTTTTCTGTTCCTTTAAATTTAAAGTTTTAACTTTTAATTCTTTCATTTCCACATCTTTAACTATTTTATAACTAAACTCTGGGTGAATCTCTGATAGTCTATTTAGATTAAAATTTAATTCTTCTTCTAATAGATCTAAATCTTCTAGGTCATTTAATACTATAATTGATTCTCTTAAACTAATTGACATTAAATTTAAAGTGTAATTCACCATCTTCTACCACTTTTAATATTTGATTATTAATAGTGAGTTCATTGTGAGAGTTAAGTATTAGTATATTTTTATCTTTTAACTTCTTAATATAGTTATTGGTGTTAGCTATTGACTTATCTCCAATTAAATCTCTAATTTGCTTTCTAGTTTCTTTTGTTATTGATTTTATATCATTATCTAACATTTTAACTATTATATCTAATTCAAAATTAGACATCTTTAAAAAACAATTAACTACTTTCAATATACCTAAGTGATAATTTTCCTTTTTTGTATTTATATTATATTCCATTTTCTTGTAATTCTTCTAAATTTATCCAAGAATCTAAATCTACTCCACCTATTTTTAATTTATATTGATCTAGAATTAATTCTTTATCTAATTCATTAAAGTTCATATTATTATATATATGATGTGGTGTACTTTCAACATATTTTTTAATAATCTCCAATTCCTTGTTCTTCATCTCTTTCAATTCCTAGTTTCTTTCTTATTTTTTCTAATCTTTTAACATTTAAATCATCATAGTTGATATATGATTCTTCTAAGAATGGATCTATATCTAATTTATATTTAAGTCTTTTAACTCCTTCTTTTAATATAATATCACCATTAGTATGAATAGCTTCTATTTCATCGTTAAAATAATGTTTACTTAATGTTTTTAATCTTTCTTGCATTCTTTTTTATTTTTAATTCTTTCTACTATTGAGTTAGCAACTCTCCATTCTCTTTCATTCATCATATCATTCCAAAATTCAGGTCTTTCACTTGGATAATTCCATTTATTCTCAAAGTTTTCTCTTGAATTAGATTCTCCTTCTAAGAATTCATTATTATTTTGTGCTGTGTCCATGTTCAATTATACTTCCTGTTACTTTATAACTCTTTCTCATAATGCTTAATTCATTACTTAGTAATATCTGTGACTCATGAATTTTATTTGAATGATTTGCATATTTAGATATGAATCTTCCTTTTTTATCTCTTAATTTCATGATACAAATATCTGAAGATTAATTTATTTCTACAACTTATTATTAATATATTATTAAAAGAAAGAAAATAAAAAGTTTAAGCTACAAGAAATATGTAACTCTTTAAGTTTTAAAAATGGTTATAATCGCTATTATGTTAGTTTACTGGTTATATTAGTTTCCATGTATTTTTAAATATTTAGGAAATCTAATAACATTCAACAGATGATCTTCGCCTTACACTCTGGTGTCATCTCTAAACTTATTTTAATAACTTCTTTGGAAATCCTACAACTTTCTAATTTCTTAGTTTTAAACTTGGGCCAAAGAAGGGTTAATCAAATTATAATATGTAAAGATACAAAATATATTTCACATTTACAACTTATATTTGATTTATTATATTCTTCCTTCTGTATCTACTTGAATATTAAAGTGTTTCCTCTTATCCAAACATACTATTATTTCTTCAAATTCTTTAAGAGTTATATTAATAAGTGACTTAGGTTTACAATATCTACCTTTAGAGTCTCTAAATTTATTAGATTCTCTAATGTGGTGCATTAAACCTTTTCCTAATTTTAGTTCATTATTTTCCATTTTTATTATTTATTAGACTGTAAATATAATATAAATTATTATAATATGAAACTTATTTTATAAAATTTTAAAAATTTTATAGATTTCTAAAACTTATTTTTTATAATTTTTTAAAAATCTTAGTGTAAGTAGGGACTTGAACCACCTCTAATCCAACCCCCCATTAGTTTTAGGAAGGAAAATGGTTTTCTTTCTATCTGAATAGTGATTGACTATTTCAAAGATATTTATTCTTAATCTTATAAATTATGAAAACTTTTATTATAGCATCTTCTAATCCTAATTCTAAAGAAGGATTTGTTACTAAGCTACAGTGTGAAACAACCATTAAAACTCCTTTTGGAGATAAGGTTAAGAAAGAAACATATTATGTGTCTGGTTCTAAACAAATGACTGTTGATTCATCTGTTGATGTTGATATGTCTATGTTTACTATTGGAATGCATGAGATGGTTAATCCTTCTACATCTGAAGTATTTATGGCTAAGTGGTTACATTTAGCTTAATTTATTGGACTAATCCTTAATTGGGTTAGTCCTTATTATTAATCTTAATTCTATTTAATGACTAAAAAAGAGTTAATGCAATTAATTAGAGATAATCTTGATTTATTGCAATCAGTTGATAATCTATCTGAAGTAAAAGATTATATTGATAATCATCCATCTAATGAAGGATATATTATTATTGTTCCACCAAAATCTTAATATTATGAGATTCACAGATCAAACAGGACATTTAGTTGTTCTTATTTTAGCAGCCTTATTTATGGCATTAATCATTGTAATTTAATCCTTAATAACAAATAATGAATAAACACAACAATAATACTTATGTTGATCCAAGATTAACAGGTAGAGTACAAAACAGTGAACCATCAATAGTTAAATTAATGGAATCTACTGGTTTAGGTAGAGATGAAATCTTAAACAAATTAGGACTTGTTCAACCACCTATAACACCATCAAATGAACCATTCAGAAGTTCTAGAGCATCTATTAAACAAATAAAGAGAATTACAACTATTGTTGATGATAGTTTAATTCAAGCATTTGCCAATTGGTCTAATTATAAACCTAATTGGGGTGGATTTATATTTAATGGTGTTAAAATCTAATGACTATCATCAAGATAGTTCCATGTGATTACTATATTAGTAGCATTTGGAGGCACTGTGAAGTGCTTAGAAATATCAGAAATAACAATACATACACTATTCTGTCATTAAATTAATGTTTGAGCAAGAGATATTGTCTTTACTAGAACTAGGTTTTACTAGAGAACAAGCAATTCAAGAGCTAAATCTTGAACTCAATGAATTAATTGAATGTTAAACTTATTGAGAATATATTATTTAAAGATGGTTTTTGGGTTGTGATTGACTCTATATGTTTTCAACTTTATTTAATATATTCTCATTCTTATTCTCCAACAAATCAATTTATTATGAAAGAAATAACAAATGAACAGAAAATAGCTATTCTTCAAGCTGCTTTAGAATTGATTAAAAGTCATAACAAGTATAATCTCTGTGAAACAATTAGAATGTTAACAGAGAATAAAACTGGATTGATATATGATTCTACAGAAATTAGAGTTATATTCAATTTAAATGATTATAAACCAGTTGATAGAGTTAGAATGGAAGAATGGTGGTCTTTAGATGCTGAAGGTCAGCAACAAAGAATTAATGTAATTGAATTATTAATCTTTAAACTTAAAAATCTATGAAAAAACTATGGATTATAATAGCAGGAATAGACTTAATTATCAGTTTGATAGTTTTAGCCTTTAGTGAGTTATATGTTTATAACCCTAAGAAATCTAATAAATATATTCCATTAAAAGTTGAATATCATTTAATTAATCATGATGTTAATGATCCTAATACTGTTTCAGGTAGGCTTAATTTACATTATGGTATTAAAGTTAATGATTTGTTAGAATTAAAATATATTAATGATACTTTATGTTTAAGTGGAATTAATCTATTTAAATCAGATTCTAATGCAACTATTTGTAAAGTAATAGAATATAGAGAATAAATAATACTTGGTGTGGGGAGTGAACATTAGACTAGTAATGGAGGATTGAACGAGATTCTAACCATTATTAGTCTAATTAGTATTAATCTATAAAAACTAAAACATATGAATGTAGAACAACTAATAATAGGTAAACATTATATCTATACAAATCATAATAATGAAGAAGTTCATGTTGAATATATTGGTGTAGTATCTGATGGATTAACATTCTATAAGTTTAGATGTTATGAAACTGATAGTATTACAACATATTCTCTATTTGATTTTGAAGTTGTAAATTGTATTAAAGAATTATAATTAATTATGTTGTACTGTCACTTAAATGTGCTGTTCTCACAATAGCTACTTAAAGGCTATTATTTTATTAATCTAATATTTAAACAAATGGCAACAAAACAAACAATAATTAATTCTTTAACACCAGTGATAGTTATATTATTTCTATTTACTAGTGTAGTTTTATTAATTAATAGTAAGGCTGATAAGCCTAAATTAAAGACATTATCATTACCAGAAGAATTTATGGAAATAACTAAAGGTGATACTTTAGGTGTTTATGAATCTAATGATACTGTTTATTTAGAGTTTTATAGAGGAGATATAAGATCTAATAGTAAATATAAACTTCTAATAGCTAATTAATATGTGCTTTTATATAAGAAATAACATAGAATCAGCTACATTATGGGTAGCTAAACAAGATATAACTTGTTATAAAATATTAGATAGAGAATTAATTTCTCCTTATCAAAGATTTAAATATGAATATAATAAGTTATACAAAGTTAAAATAGGAAGATTAGTTCATATGTCTAGTGCAAATAATACTAAAAATGGAATAATATTACATCCTTTCTATGGTAGTAGCATGTCAATATTTTATATTAATAAAGGATTACATTCTTATTCATCTAAAGATGAAGCCAAATCATATGAAAGTGATTTTGTATATAAAGCTATTATTCCTAAAGGATCAGAGTTTTATTATGATAATTTTTGTAAGGAATATGTTTCTAATCAATTAATAATTAAAAAACTAATTAAATGAACACATTTAAAATAATAACAGCTTCATTTATATTGACATTATTTGATGTAATTAATTGGTTTAAAACTAATTGGTTTCTAATAGTGTTATGGACTATGTTTCTAATTATTGTTATATTTAATATTATTTACATTTATATTAGAATATATGGTAATATTAGATAATATATTAGTAGACTTAGTTACAATTCTATTTGTATTATGTCTAATACATGAATTAATCTTTAAATTTTATAACAAATGAATGCAGATCAAATGATTAAAGGTGAATATTATTCATTAAACGATGGAGAATATATTTTTAGATTTAAATATATTAATGATAAATATGTTTTTATTATGGATGATTATTTGTGGAGAAATAATTTACAAACAAATCAAACTTTAAATAATGAATTATGTTTATGTGATTTTAATAATAAAGATATTAGAAAAGCTACATTAGATGAAATTAAATTATTAAATTTTAATTATAGTATTAAAAGAGTTATTCAAATTTATTAAATGATACCAAGTGTGTTGGTGAATGATTGATAATCAAATAGTTATATGATTAAAGGAGGACATTAGTTGTTTTATTAAGTGACTTATAACCTGAGATGTTAATATATAATTGTTTGATTATTAAGTTAATTAGTTGATAATGAGTGATTTAATAAAGATTTTAACTTCTATTTTAGTCATAAGTTAAGTTATTCATTATCAATTAGTTATATTTTAATATAATTTTAGAGATTTGTCACAGAATTGTCATGTTCTTAGTTAGACTAGTGATGTAGGTCATATAATCTATTTTCTCTATTAGCGAAATTTTCTCTAAATTTATAATAATTATCCAAAACTATAGCTTTTTATTCATTACAATTATAATAATCCTTATTATATTATTAACTTAATATATAAACTAACATGTCAATTATATTAGAATTAACAGATAAAATACCATTTGGTAAATTTAAAGGTTTATCAATTGAAGCATTATTAGATGATAATGTATATTTTATATCATCTCAACATAAATATTTAAATTGGTTTAATAAAACAGTTACAACTCATCAGTTTTCAGATGAAGTTAAACTATTATTAAAACTTAAATTAAAAGAAATAGCTGATGAAGCAATAGAAGCTGAAAGAGCTTGGAATCAAAGACAATGGGAATTATCTCAACCACCTTATTCTAATAAATCATCAAACAAAAGATCATCCTCATATACTAATGAAAATTCATGGCAATCTGGAATAAATGAAAGCTATCAAGAAGTTGGAATGAATTTGGGTGATATGGGTTATGATGGTGATGGGTGGTAATTGAAGCTTCAGATGAATTAGTAATTAATAATATTAATAATTAAAAATAAATGAAGAAAATTATATTTATGTTCATGATTGCATTAGTTGTAACATCATGTCAAGAACCAACAATAATAAAACAAGATAAATTACCTATTTTAGTAGATAAAATAAAAGATGAAGCTAAATTTGATACAGTATTAACAATATCTGATAATAACAAAGTATATTTGTTTGAAACTAAACAAAATGAATATATTGGTGAATATTATAAAGAAACTGATGATATTGGTTTTGGTATATTTATTGGTATAGTAATAGGATTATTTATTGTATTACTATTATTTGCTGCATTTTATGATTAAATAAACTAAAACAAATGATAAAATCAATAATATCAACAATAATAACATTTTTGTTATTTCAATTTTCTCCGTTATATTGTAGATGGATACAAAAAACTTTTAATTATGATAGAGATGAAATGTTTTTAATTTTTATATCTTTAGCAATAATAATTATAGGTTCTATAATAAATACAATAGTTTCATGGGCCTTTTATATAGATAAAAAATTATAATATGAAAATCAAACAAACAATTTATCCAGATTTAATATTTACTTGTTTCAATGATTGGATGAGATATATTAGATTAACTAATAGAAAATAAAGAAATTAGACTATCTGCTGAAGATATTTTTGCAACCTTTTTGATGTTTTCTGCATCTTATATATATGAAAAAAATATACATTTATTGTTTAAAAGACCCAAATGGGTTAATTAGATATATTGGTAAAACAACCAATATAAAAAGAAGATTATATGGGCACATATATGAAGCAAAAAAATCAAAAGGAAAAAGATATGTTTTAAATTGGATAATCAATTTAATAAATTCTGGATTACTTCCAATTATAGAAGTTATAGAAATTTGTAATGAAAGTAATTGGCAAGAAAAAGAAATTTATTGGATTGATTTTTACAGAAAAATTATTCCTAATCTTTGTAATAATTCTGATGGTGGATTAGGAGGAAGTGGAATAAAAAATTATTCTAAAGAAGAAATTATTAGAAGAAAATCATTAATGAGTAGGCAGTTTTCTAAATTTTCAAATGAAGAAAAGTTAAATATTTGGAAATTAATAAAAGAAAATAAATCCACTGAAGATATTAAATTATTCTATCCAACCTATAGTAGACAAATTCATTTTGGTGTTAAAAATGGAAGACAATGGAATGAAATAACTAATTTGATTAAAGTTAAAGGGAAATCAAAAAGAAAGGGTTATACTTATAATAAAGGATTGTTTATAATTAGAAAAAAGACAAATGGAAAAAGTAATGTTTTATTTTCTTCAAAAGTTGAAGAAGAAGTATTAAAATACTTAGAAATGGACAGATAGTCTATACTTACATACCAAGGCTCATAACACTTTAAGGTGGTAACTCTGGAGTAATAGATATACGCTTAAAAATACTAGTTTGGATAAGTGTACATTATTACGAGATAGAGAAAAATAAACTTTACAACTTTGAGCCGCGGTGCCATATTACAGGCTAAACATTGATCCTGATGTAAATTAATCTGGGACAATCAGATAGAGGTGCTAGAATAATTTCTCTTAATTGAGGCTTATAAAAGCTTAAAACTGCCAGTAGTGATACTGAATAAAGAATTGATTATATATCAATAGAATAACTCTAATTTACATAAAGATACTAATAGAAATATTAGATGTGTTGTTCCCTTGAGAAAGGGATTATTAACCCAAGAGAGAGAAGGTTATGCTCTACAACACAAATGAGCTCACTACTTACCTGTAAGGTGGAGTAGTTTTTATTTAAAAAAGTAAAAAATGGAACAATGGAAAGATGTCCCAAACTATGAAAACTTATATCAAATAAGCAATTTTGGCAATGCAAGAAGTTTAGACAGATGTTCTAAAAACAAGGTTTTATTAAAAGGCAAACCAATTAAATTAAACGCAGATAAATTTGGATATTTTAGATTTACAGTAACTAAAGGAAATTCAAGTAAAACATTAAGAATACATAGGTTAGTTGGAGAATTATTCATACCTAACCCTTTTAATTTGCCTCAATTAAATCATAAAAATGGGAATAAAGAAGATAATTGTAAAGATAATTTAGAATGGTGTTCTGATTCAGATAACAAGAAACATGCTTATAGTATTGGTTTAATGAAATCAGGTAATCAATATAGTAAAAATAAAACTAGAGCTAATTTGCCTAGATATTGTTAATTATTTCTAGCTTTTCAAAGAAGCAGCTTATAATTAATCTGAAAAGCTACAACTATTAAAGTTAAGTATTTATACTAAACAATGTGATTTAGAGGAAAATAGTAGCATTATAAGTAGATTTGATGACACTGGTAGTTAAGTTAGAACAAAATATACAGTGAAGTTGAAAGTCTTGTTCTACACCAGTGTAAAAACCATAGAAATGATAAACAAATGAAAACAATTAAAAACTTATTAAATTGTATATTTATATTATTATTTGTTATAATAGCTTCATTTTTAATTACTTCTGATATTAACAAAGAACAAGCTAAATCAAAAATAATAGAAATACCTTTTATAAAATGTTACAAATATGGATATAACTAAAATAAGATATTTAAAAGCAATAGAAAATTATAATGGTTATATTATGAAGAATGTTATATATCAATCTTATAATATTGGTATAGTAATTAATAATTCATTAGGTAATCTTAATTATAGAATTAATCAGAATCTTTACTTTATCAATGAAAGGGAAGAAGAATATTTTATTGAAGTTACTGAAAAAGAATATAAAAATCAATTTAAGAAAATAATACAAATCTATTAAAACTAAAAACTATGACACTAATCACATCAAAAAGACCTAGAATTATTGTTCAAAACAAGGTTCTATTAGCTTCTTCTACAGGATATAGAGGAAATACAATTAATCAAAATAGAGCATTTAATAGAGCTAATAACTTAGCTATTGGAGTTATTAATGCTTTTAATAAGAAGTAAAAATGAAAACAAATAAATTATTAATTATAATAGCAATAGGTATATGGGCTTGGTTTATGCCATTCTTATTTAAAAATCTAGATTTAATAGACCAAATATTATTGTTTATTGGTGGGAGTTATATAATAGGATTAGGTTTATTTGGTTTAATATTAAATTATAAAAAACAAATAATAAAGTTTATTGGTGATATTATTTATATTAGATATTATCAAGAAACTAATTTGGCCAATAAATTATTAGTAATTGGATTTCTAAGAGGTATATTTGGATTTAAACTATTTTATTATATAGATTTATGAAGTTATATGCTAAATGTATAAACAAAGATAATAAAGATTTAACTATTGGTAAAACATATGAATATTTTATTAAAGAAAATAATAATTATAGTTGGATAGAAAACGATGGAATAGAAAATGGGTATTCAAATAGTGGTAATAGTTTGGGTTTTTCTAAGATGAAATTTTTAGAATTTTTTAAACCAATTAAATCAATTAAACCAATTAAAAGAGTAATACAAATTTATTAAGAATTTTAAATTAAATAATAACAATTAAAAACAAAAAACAATTATGGCAAAAACAGTAAAAGCAACAAATGAAGTAGCATTATCAGGACAATTTAATATTACTGAAGAAGGAATTCCAGCAATGTTAAAACAAATTACTGAAAGAATTTCTCAATTAACAGGCAGTAAAGAGAAAAAATCAAGACTTAGTGGTCAATTAATGGGAGAAACTCTTTCAGAAGTTAAAGATGTTAATAAACTTCAAGAATTATATGCTTATATTACAAAAAAAGGTGCAGCAATTGAAGAAAATAGAGATAAATTTCTTGCTGTATCTCCAATACAATTGAAAGAGTATATAGAAGAAGGTGGAACTGTTGCTGAATGGCAAGAAGCTATTTTAGAACAATATGCTAATGTAACTCATGAAGAAGAATTACAGAAATTAAAGAAAACTAAAATAGCTTTAGAAGAATGTCTTTCTGAAGAAGCTAAAAAGAAAGCAAGATTAGAAAGTATTGGTGTTACATTAAAAGAAATTTTAAATAAATAGTTACTAATTAATATAAGAGAATGTAGAAATATGTTCTCTTATATTTTATATTATTATAATGACAAATGAAAAATTATTAATTAAAGCTAGAAGAGATTATCCTATTGGTATTAAATTTATTAGTCCTGAAAATAATAGAACTTATATTATAAAAAATGATAGATATTGGATTGGTACTAGTGAATCTATTTTAGCTTCAATTAATGGACATTCTGGAGAATATATTTATTATAATGATAAATGGGCTAAAATAGTATCAAAACCAAAGAAAATAATTCAGATTTACTAATTTAAACGTCTTGTGCTCAACTTAAATGTTGTGTTCTCAAAATCAATAGGTAAAGTTGATTTATATACAATAACCTTAATAATATTACAATTTAATTTGATATATTGTTTTGGTTATTGTATTTTTATTAATATTTAATAATTAATTAATGAAATATAAAATAGGAGATATTGTTAAATTTATCAATTTAGATGTAGATTATCGTATAGGAGGTGAATGGGAACATGTTTTTAAAAGAAATAATAAAGAATTAACTATTGGAGGAAGTTTAATAATAAATAAAGAATATTATAATAAATATTTTGCTAAAATAATTGATATACAAAAAGATGATTATTTAGTAGAATATAAAGATAATTCTAATAAATTTGTTAGACTTTCATTTAAAGAAAATAGATTTACTTTAGTTAAGCAATATAAACAAATAATTCAAATATATTAACTATGAGTGAAGAAATAATAACATTGAATGGTGTCAATTTCAAAATTGATGAAAATAGTAATTTAATAGCTTTCAAAGAATCTAAGAAATCAAAATTATTAAAAAGAAGACAAGAATTATATTCTTGGAATTGGTTTTATATGAATTCTAAAGAAAGTTTATATGCTACTAGGTATCATCAAATAGAAGTTATGAAAGATGGAGAAAAATTCATTGATGGTGTGTATATAAATGATAATTTAAATTCTCATTATGGTAAAGCTATTTATTATTCTCAAAGATATAAAGATGATAGAGATAAAATAGCAAAAGTAAATTTAGAAATAGAGAAAAATTGGAATGAATCTAAACCTGTAGAAAAATGAAAACAAAAATATTAGTGGTATTATTAGCAATATTTTTATGTTCTTGTGAAAGTTTTATGTTAAGTCCATTGGTGATTACAGGAATTGAGACTAATAATAAAACTAATAATTCTGTTTATAGTGGCTATAGATACATAGTTCATTTAGAAGGAGGATTAAATTACTTCACAAACAAAAAATATTATATAGGAGATACAATTAAATGACAAATGAAGTAATTATAGAAATAGTAGAAACATTTTGTTTAACAATAGTCTGTATTGCATTTTTTTGGTTTTTAACCAAATTATAAAAGTATTAAATAATATATAAATTCTCTATATAGATGGGACAAACCACAGAGATAGTTGTAATTGTATATTATTAATAGATATTAGTCTATATCTTTAAAATAAGGACAAATGTGAAACTTATGGCATTATAAATATAAGTGTAAATGATAATAAATTATCATAAAAAATAATAAAATATAACAAAAAAACAAAAACATTATGGAAACAGTAAAACCAATTAGAATGTCTGAAATTAAAACAGAAAAAAGAATTAAAGACACAAAGAAAAACCGTCAATTTTATACACTTTATTTTATGGATCCAAATAATCCTTTAGCTGAAATGCGTCAAAGGAATGTGTTTCAATCTCATGTAAATGATGCTGGAACAGATTGTATTTGGAAATCAGGGGATCCTTCAATAATGAAACAATTTATTGCTGAAAACAGGGAAATTCCTGGTCAATTTTTAAATGTAAAAGTAGTTCCTTATCAAGTTGGAGAGAGAATGGTAGATAGTTATTCTCTAATATTACTTAGAGGAGAGAAACTAGAAACTATTCTTAAACAACAAGGTCATGTATTGGCTACAACTGTTGTTAAAAAACAAGAAGAAGTTCTTAGTTTAAACTAATATAAAATGGTCTGTCTAGTAGCTAGCTGGAAAAAGCACGTAGGAATATAGATGTATTGGTTCGAGTCCAATCTAGACAGCTTAATTAAATTATTAATTTAAAAATTATAATAATGTTTAAAAAGAATTATAATATAAAACATAGATTTGATAAAATATATGGTAAATGTTCTTGTGGTAATACTTGGATATTAAGAAAGAATAACAATACAAATATAGATTTTCTTGGATGTTCTAATTATCCTAAATGTAAAAATACTAAAAATATAAGTAAATGATAGTTAAATGTATAAATGATAAATTTGATGAAGAGAATAAAATTTTAAAAGCTATTAAATTAGTTGGAGATGATTACTTAATTCCTAAATTAGATCAAGAATATGAAGTAATTGGTTATGGAGATTTTAAAAAGAGAAAAGGATATTTATTAAAAGAAATTGATACATCAATATATGGTGCGCGATTATTTTTTAATGAAGATAATTTTATGATTATAGATGACAGTTTTATGCCTAATATTATATTAGAAGATGGTCATTTAGCAAGAGAAGTATTATTATATATGGAAATTAATATTAATAAATAAAAACTAAAATTATGTTAGAAATAGACTATAAACAAGTAAAAGCTAAAGATTTAAAGAAGTATGGAAAATTTATTAAAAAAGAATTGTATTTAAAAGAAGGAATTCATTGTTTACCTAGATTTGAAATTAATTCAGATAAAGTTTTTGTAGTTAATAATAATCAAACATTAAAAGAAAATGAATGATATAATTAAAGAAGGTTCTATTATTTTAATAGATAAAGATAAATATTTATATGATCCTGATAAAAAGTTTAAAACTACTAAATATAAAATTTTTAGTGGTTGGAATCAACAAGCAATTCAAAGGAATATTAATAATGGAAGCTGGATATATAAAGGAAATTTAAATGAATCTAATAAAATAATACAAATTTATTAATGAATAAAATAAAAGAAAATGATTTTATAGTTAGAACTTGGCCTAGTGGTAAAAAGACTATGGGAAAAGCTATATCCTTACATGGTAAGTTTAGTACTCCTGTGTTATATTTTGAATCATTAGAAACTTATTTTTCTGAAGGTGGTGTTTTAATTAATAATACTTATGGAGAGGTTAAAAATAATTATTGTGGAATACCACAAAGACTTGCTGCAAAAAAAGAAATTAATTGGTTTAATAAATATAAAACATTAACTAATTATAAAGAAAAAGAGATAATACAGATATATTAATGAATGAAAATTTAATAAAAAATCATTATGAAATAGCATTAAATTTAATTAATTTAAAAGAAATTAAGAAAGCTAAACTTGAATTATATAATAAAATGCCAATTGAATTATATGATGAAAGTTTAGATATTCTTAATAATAGAAATTTAAAGTTTAAGAATAGAAAGCTTAAACAATTAATTGAAAATGTACACAGTTTAATTAATGATTATAATGAACAAGAGAAAGAATCAAATATTAACGATAATAATATAAACTTTTTAATATGATGGAAGTATTAGTTAAGCATCCATCTGGTAATCAAATGAAAGCTTGTGATGAGTGTAAATATAGAACTTTAAATTGTAATGGTCCTCATAGGAAGATAAATATTATGACTTGTCCTGCAAATAATGGAGAATATTATGAACCAGATAATATAAAACAAAATCCAAAAGAAGTTAATAATGATTATACATATTTAATTAAAATATTAAAAAAATATAATATAAAATGAAATATATAACAAGAATAATAGTATTACCATTTGTATTTGCAATAATATTTACAGCTTATGTAGTTCATGCTTTTAATAATACTAGATTATTTCTATTATATGGTGGAGAATGGAATACATATACTAAAGATGATAAGGTTACAATGCAAAAGATTTATTTAAAATTAAAAGAAAATGAACAAATTTAAAATTGGTGATATAGTAGTTATTGATAAGTCTTTATTTGATAAATCATTTTATAAAGAAGTAAAAATGTATTCTTCTCCTTTCTTAGAAGAACATTGGAAATATACTATATCTGACATAAATAGTAATGGAAATGGGATGAAAAATGGATTTGTAAGATTAGAAGAAGATAATAGTTGTAATAATCATCCTTATGATATATTTAAATTAGTTAAACCAAGAATATGTCAAATATATTAAATAGAAATTGTTGGGTATATGATATTGAAACTCTCAAAAATTGTTTCACATATTCTGCTTTAAGTATTGATACTAAAGAGATAGTTCAATTTGTAATACATAAGTCAAGAAATGATATTAAAGATCTTAAAACTCATTTAAATAGTATTAAAGGGCATATTGGATATAATAATATTAATTTTGATGGACAGGTTATTCAATGGATGTTAGAAAATTCTATTTTTTTAACAAAATTAGTATTTGGTGATAGAATATCAGAAGAAATTTATAATTATGCTCAAAAAGTAATTGATAATTCTAATAAAGGTGGTTGGGGAGATTATCCTGAATGGAAAATGAATATTAAAGAATTAGATTTATTTAAAATTTGGCATTTTGATAATAAAGCTAAAATGACCAGTTTAAAATGGGTTGAATATTCTATGAATTTTCATAATATAGAAGAAATGCCAATTCATCATGAAGATGAAATAGAAGAACATCAAATTCAATCTATTTTAGATTATAATTTAAATGATGTATATGCTACATATGAATTTTATAAAATAACTATTGGTGAAACAGATCATCCTTTATATAAAGGAATTGATAAAATTCAATTAAGAAAAGATATTATAAAAGAATTTGGTATTAAATGTATTAATTTTAATGATGTTAAAATAGGTGATGAAATTAATAAATTTAAATATTGTAGATTATCTGGTGTAGATAAAAGAAAATTACCTAAACCAAATAAAATTATACAACCTTTTAAATTTAAAGATTGTTTTCCAGAATATATGGAATTCAAAACCAGTGAGTTTAAAAACTTTGTTAATGCTTTTGCAAATATAGAGGTGAGATTAAAAAAAGAGACAGATAATTCTAAACAAGAATTTAAATTTACTTTTAATGAAACAACTTATGTGATAGCAAGAGGAGGAATTCATTCTGAAGATAAACCTAGACTAGTTAAACCTCTTGATAATGAAATCCTTAGAGATGCAGACATTGGTTCACAATATCCTAATAGTATTAGAAAGAGGGAATTATTTCCTCAACATTTAGGAAAGGAATGGTTGGTTGGTTATACATCTATTATTCAAGATAGAATATCTGCTAAAAAGAAATATAAAGAAACTAAAGAAGGAAAATATCAAGCTATTCAAGAAGCTTATAAATTGGCTTTAAATGGTGGTGGATATGGTAAGTTAGGAGAAGAAAATTCTTGGCAATATTCACCATTTTCAGTTATGTGTGTAACAATTGGAAATCAAATAGAGATTTTAATGTTAATAGAATCTCTTGAAATTAATGATATTCATGTAATATCAGCTAATACAGATGGTATTGTTAGTTTATTTGATAAATCTAAAGAAGAATTATATTATAAAATATGTAAAGAGTGGGAAATTAAAATTGGTAATAATATTTTAGGTCAATTAGAATATCAAGATTATAAATTATTAGCTCAAACCAGTGTTAATTCTTATTTAGCTATTAAAACTAATGGTGAAGTTAAAACTAAATCTGAGTTTACTACAGATTTTGAAATTCATAAAAATAGATCTGCTAGAATTATACCATTGGCTTTACAAGAATATTTTGTTAATAAAACTCCAGTGAAAGAGACAATTGAAAATCATAAAAATATATATGATTTTTGTTTAGGAACTAAATCTATAGGAACTAATAGATTAATTCATTTAGAACCTATTAAAGGGAATGAAATTAAGCTTCAAAAGATAAATAGATATTATATATCAAATAATGGTTGGCATCTTATAAAACGCTTAAAACCTCTTGAAAATAAGAAAATTTCTAGACAATTAGATATATTTGGAAATGAAAATGATGGAACTAGAGAATCTGAAATTGAAGCTGGGTGGTTATCAACAATATTTAATAAATATATTGAAAAAGATATTAATGATTATAATATATGTTATAAATATTATATTGATAGAGCTATGAAGATTATTAATAAAATAGAAAATGAGTAAAAAGAAAGAATATAATAATATATTTGCTAAAATAGCAAATATACATAACGATGATATTGTTCCTTTATTAAAAAATCTTGATTTAATGTCTTTTAAAATAAGGAATAGAAGAATACTTAAATTAAGAATGACATTAGAAAGTTCTGAAGATGTTTTAATATCTAGTGATTTATTAAGTGAATATATTATTATAAATAGTTTTGTTTTAAACTTTATAAATAAAAATGAACTTAATAATTGCTATGATTTATTAAAAACTAAAGACAAAGATAACTTTTTAATTGGAACTCATATGATTTATAGTTTAATAGAAGAAAAGAAATTAAAATTAATAGAATGCAACAAGATTTAATACAAGATATTAGTAAAATATCTAAAAAACTTTTAATAAATGATATTTTCTATGGATTATTCATGAGTACCATTGAAAAAAAAGAATGTAAGGATATTCCTGTAGCTGCTGTAGCTATTAATAAGAGTACAATGGACTTTAGTTTATTAATTAATCCAGAAGAATGGTTTAAATTTAGTGATGAAGTGAAGTTTGGGGTTGACTAGAGAGCTCCAATATATAGTAATATATATTTAAAATGTGTTAAATTGACTGGAAACTCCTTAGAGTTTTATCTACTAACTATATATAGAAATATAATATAGGGCTGAATTAATTACTCAGGTATAGTAAAAAAGATAAAAATTGGACAATCAGCAGCGAAAGTGGTAAATATAAAATAAATTTTAGTAATAAGTTGTAAATGTTATAAATAAATGGTATATTAAGTTATGATTATATACACCTAATAACTATTACATTATGAAATTTAAGAATATTACAAATTTAGAAGAATTTAAACGGGATTATGATAATTTGACTATTAATCAAATTACAAGTAAATATAAATTAAATAATAAGACAATATGGTCTTATGCCAAAAAATTAAATATAAGTAGAAAAGTTGGAGAAAAAAAGATTTATAAAGTAAATGATAATTACTTTTCTAAATCAAATGACTCTTCAAATAAATATTATATTTTAGGTTTAATTTATACAGATGGAAATTTACCAACTAAAGATAAAAGATCTTTTATAATTTCTAATATTGATTTACAAATATTAGAAGATATTAAAAAGGAGTTTAATTTTACTGGTATAATTAATAAAGAACATCATAAAAAATATAATAAATATATTTATAAATTAAAAATAAGTTCTCATCAAATGAGAAAAGATTTAGAATCTTTTGGATTAACTCCTAATAAAACCATGAATTTAAAATTTCCAATTATTCCAAAAGAATATATTGGGGATTTTTGTAGAGGTTTATGGGATGGTGATGGTAGTGTATCTAATCCTTTAAGTAGACAAAAAACAAGAACTTTGTTAGGTTCAACTTTTGTATGTGCTAATAAAGAATTTATAAAACAATTATTAATATTTTTACCTGTAAAATTAAAATCTTTTCATGAAGTAACAAAAAATAGAAAAAATCCATTATATACAATTAATTTTAGAGGTTTCGACTCTATTAGATTAAGGGATTTTTTCTATTATGATAATTGTTTATGTATGGAAAGAAAGAAAATTAAATTTTTTAATTATATACCAAGACGTTCAGAGACTATAATACACAATCCTACAAATGAGGATTAAGGGATAGTCCGATCTTATATGAGAATATAAGTTAACAAAATGCCTCAGTCATGAAGCAAAGCATCTTTGTTTGTTTCATTTAATTACAATGGATATGTATTCTAATTCTAAAATGGATAATATAGCTTGTGATTTAGAGATTAATCAAACAATTAATAAGAGTCAATTACCAAGTTGGGGAATATTTATAGATGATTTTAAAACTAAATATCCAGATTTAGATTGGAAAGCAAATGCTGGAAGAGATCATTATTATAAAGAATTAGGTAAACTTTCAGATGAACAAAAGGAAGAAATAGGAATTGATGAAAAAGCTGAACATCATTGGATAGTAGTTGATGGAGAAGGAAATATATCAAATGATCCATTATCAGATAGTCAAAAGGATGCTATAAGAGTTCAGGTTGAACATACAATTGAAAGTATAGTAGAAGAGATAGAAAAATCTCAAGGACATATTCCTGCTGAAATAAGTAGTTTAATTAAAGGCTTTAAAAAGCCTAAACCAAAATTTAATTATAAGAAGTACATAAGAAATTTTGTTGGTAATTCAACGCAATATTTTATTAAAACAACTAAATTAAGAGAAAATCAAAGATTTCCTGGATCTCCCAAGATAGTTTTAAGACCTAAAAATAAAGTGCTAGTTCTTATTGATGAGTCTGGTTCTGTTAGTGAACCTGAATTATTGGACTTTCTGAATGAGATTGCGCATTTAAGTAAAACAACCGATTTAGAGATTAGAGCATTTGATACAGAAGTAGGACCAATAGTTAAATATAAAGCTAATTCAAATATTTTTATAAGAAGTAGATGTGGAGGAACTTATTTTACTCCTTGTATTGAATTTTATAATAAACAAAAACAATATGAAACTTGTTTAATATTTACTGATGGTCATGCAGAAGTTCCTGAAATTAAAACAAATAAAAC